ATTGCGTTGACCATATCAATGCCACTGGCTACGTTGAGCTTTGCCCACGCGTCTTTGTTTTTCCAAAGCCGTTCTTTGTCTTCGTCGATTGTCGCCTCGTAAATCACTTGACTGTTGAAGCGGGATTGCTTTATTTCTTCCGTACGGAGCCCGCGATTAACAAGATTTTGGCGGCGGCATTTAGCCCACTCGTCCTCGTCGAGCCCGCGCACCGTGAATTCAAATATAATTTTCCCTTGGCGTTTAATTACTACCGGCTGAGTTTCGTCGCTCATGCGATAAGACGCCGCCTCAAGCAGAGCCGCAGTGATATCCGATTCGACCTTCTCAAGGTCAACTTCTTTTTTCATGATTCAATCTCCTTAATCTTGGTAAGTCAAAACTTTTTGCAGGTCGGGCGGCTGATTGCAACGCAGAGAAATCGAGCGGCGAGTCACGTCACCGATTGACAGATTGTGTAAATCCCATTGTCCCTCAGGCACACAGTTAATAAAGTTAAAGCGCGATTCGGAGTCGTCGTAACCGTGAATCACCGAAGAGAGCGTCCACATCGGAGCATGCCGACCGTTCGTGAAAAAGTCAAACGCCTGCTTGATAAAATCGCTGTCCTCAATAATGTATTGCACAAGGGTAATCGTCACCGAGTAACCCAAAAGGTGTGCCTGTTCTATCGGCGACCCAAGCGGCTGAAACGTTGCCGTGTTAAAATTTACTTGCGCCTGCCATGATTCGACCGTGGTCAGCAATCTGCCGTCGCCGTAGAAAATGGACGCGTCCTTCCCGCTGAAAGCATTCCGCACGCCTTTGCCATACAAGGAAAACTCATTGAACGCCATATAATCATCTCCAATCAAAAAAGCCCGCCGAAGCGAGCCGATGTTAAGCTGTCGTCACCACGTCAAGTTCACTGAACGGATTCGCGTAAGAAAAATTGTGTGTGAGGAAAATCTTTTCCAGTGAATCAATGTCACCGATATGGGCGATAAAGTAAGCCCTGTCGCCCACGGGCTGATGTGCGGTGTCGACTTCGACGTAAGAACCTTCGAAAAGTTTTCTCTCGGCAATCATCTCGCGGATAACCGTGGTGATGGCAGTGACAATCGTCGCGCGCCCGTGAGCGTCATTGTTCAGCCTGCCGACGAGCTTATCACATGTGCAATTGACGCGTGACATGAACTCGAAGCGAGTCTTTGTCCGACGTATTTTAGTCCAGCCCAAATCTTGGTTATTGCCGAGAGTGACCAGCGTGTTGTTCGCGTTGCCGACCCAAACTTGCCCTTCGTCATTCGGCTGGAGGACAACGCAACCACCCGCCATTGCCGCTTCAGCTTCCCCGATAGACAAATCTTCAAGCGGACGGAGCGCGCCTTGGATAACCAGATGAGTGATTGAGGTGTTCGACTCACTGCCCGCAATCATGCCCGCAAGATAAGCCGCCGATTGATAGCCCTCATACTCCAAACCGTCAGTGCCGAGCCAACCGCTGGGAACGTAAACCACGCGCCAATCATTTGTCGCCGTGGCGTAAGCAACTCGCTCAGTATACGGATAAGCGACCGTCGCTCCGCTGCTGTCTTTATGCTTGCGCGTGCCGCCGATAACCGTCATAATCAGTTGCCCGTTGTCATAGCACTGCTGGACGTAAGCGGTCAGCAACGCGTGAACACTCGCCTCATTCGACGTGGTTACGACGACGTTCCAGCTGTAGCGTTCGAGCACGTCAAGCCCTGCCGAGAACGAATCAACATTTGTCGTCGGGTCTGCCCCGCCTTGGAAACTGCGTTGCGTGTAATTACTCAAGCGACAGCCGACATTCTTGCCCGTGACAGTGTTCTCTAACTTATGCTTGGCTATAAAATATTTGCTCGTGTTGTTAATCTCGTTGACCATGCGAATAGATTCTTTGTCGCCCTTCAGCACGCTGAAACTTTCAATAATACGCGTGCCGTCGTAAATCGTGAGCTTTCTCTTGCCCGTGACCAAATCGTCGGCAATACTGCATTTGAATTCAAGTGAGCCGGGATATTTTGCTTCGATACGAATTGCATATGCCGCGTCTGCCGCAGGGACACTGGTCGCCGTGGCAGGAACGCCGCTTGCACTTGCAGGGTGAGCCGTGCTGACTTTATACGTGTTCGACGAATAAATACGCACATAAGGAGCAGAGCCGCCCGTGCCGACACGCACCGCCCGAACTCTGAGCGCGCCACCGCGGAATGCCTGATAAATTGCATTGTAGCCTGCGCCCGTGCCGACGATATCTTTCAAGTTATTCATATCTTCGGGAGCAATATCAACGACCGTGTTCAGCGCGCCCCAGTTGCCTTTGTAAACCACGGCGACAATCCCGTTAATTGCGCCCTCGATAGCAACGTCGCCCGATGTCGTTCTGAAATAAACGCCGGGGCTGACAGGTATCGTGCCTTCAATCCATCTTCTTGCCATTACCTCTTCACCTCCTGAGTTGCAAACGCTTCGATAATCGTTTGGGCTTCTTCGAGCGTGAATTTCTTTTTGCCTGAAGTTTTGAGCGCGGCTTCAACGAGCACAGGTGACCGCCCGAATTGCTTGCGCGCCACCGCGACCAATTCTTTTATCGTGTACATAAAATCATCTCCTCATGTAACCGTCGTAACGGCGAAGCGCGCCGTCATGTTCAACCTCCAAATTCTTGAGCGGGTGAGCGTAAGTGATTCGCCGCGGAATTCCGTACTCCCACGAAGTTTTGAGCTGCCCTTGAATTTCATTGGCGTTGAAGTCAATGTCAGCGTTTTGCAGTCTCATCGGCGAGTGGTCGTCGAGTTCGATTGCCTTAGCCAAAACCAGCGCGTGATAAATCGCAACCAACCACTCACGCCGCGCTTGAACGCCGGGAGCAAAGATGTGGAAGTTCAAATCCGTCGTGACGTATGTGACCACGTTCAACTGCCGCGCCATGTTCAAGTTCGCTTGACTTATCCAAAGCGCGGGGTGTTCGCGACTCGGCACGAAAATTTCCCCGAAGTCAGTCAGTCCGACCACGACCAGATTTTTATCCCAATGTTCCGCCCAAAGTTGCGCAGCTTGAATCGCGTCGGGCGAAGCCGTCAATCCGCACGGCAATTCGTAAATTTCAAATGTCATTGTCGCGCCGATAACCAACGCCGTCCGCTCCGCATTTTGTTCGGCAAATTTTTCTGTGCGCTGCCACTTGAGCAGGAAGACTTCCTCCACCTTGAAGAGGACGCCCTCCAAAAGATTGCGCACGAGTTTTTCTATCGGCTCCGGCGCGACTGTGTCTTGCGAGCAAATGATATCCGCCGTGAGCAAGCCCGCCACGCCGTGTTGCGCGTCGCTGAATTTGTCCGCCGATAAAATTATGTGCGGATAAAATCTTTCGAGCGAATCCGTGTCGGCGGGGCTTTTGCCATAAAAAATAGCGGGTTCCGTCCCGAAACTCGCCAGCAAAGATTTTAATTCCTCATCGCCCGCCAGCCTTTGACGAATCAACCGTTCCATGGTCACTCCTCACAAATCCCGCGAACAGCTTCAAGCCTTTTGCGATATTCTTCCTTAACTTTTGCGTGCGCGTTCTTGAGAAATTTGCCATACGGAAATTTTGAGTGAGGAAGGTCAACACCCCACAAGACATTCAAATCGACGCCCGTTTCTTTCTCAAGACGTCTTCTTATCTCGCCCGCGAATAATGCGGGGTTTTCAGGGTCATCAAAACAACGAAACTTGCAATACTCACAGCCCGCAATTATGTCATCTGCGAACAGCGCGCCTTGAATCAATCGTGCAACACAATGAGCTTCTTTCTCGGTCAATTCCACTTCAATCACTCCAGCCGTCAAAGATTTTGAATTCGGCGATTGTGCCCTTCCACGCCGCGTTCGAGTGGAGGACGCTCCCGCCGAGAATCACGCGTTCAAAAATTTTTCTCTCAGTGAACGCCGGGGCAATCAGCGAGTAAATCTCTTCACCGTCGACGGTCAAGCTCAACGTGCTTGTTTCTTGCCGCCACTTCAGCGCGAAGGTGTATTCCCTCTCCAAAATCGCGGGCTCAAAGTAATTGTCAAAGACTCCGCCGCAGTGCACGAGCAGGTCAAGATTTTTGCCCGCGCCCGACGAGTACAAGCTGACGTTCAAATCGCCCGACGTGTACAGCTCAAAAATTTTTCTGCGGACAGCCATATCGTTCGGGTCTTCGAAGGCGCGCCCCGTGATTTGAAAATCGCGCCCGCCGAGTTCAACCGCACCGCGTTCAAGCCAGCTCACGCCGTCCAGAGTCAACACGCCGTCGGAAAGTTGTGGCGTGCCTGCAGCCGTCCACTCGTCCTTGAGTGACACGACCACAAATTCTGCCCCGTCGCCCACGTAATTAATTTCATCCGCGTTGAAGACGTACTCGAAATTTCCGTGGCGAATCCTCAGCCCGTTCTCCCAAATTAGGTTTGCCATGCTCGCCGAACGGAATTCGCGCAACGCATCCAACGCGGTATCTTTGCTAATCATGACTCGAACAACGCGCGGATATCTGCCGCGTCAATCTTCTCCTCGGTTATCGAATCGAGTTTCGCTTTCAGTGCGTCCGTGAAGTCATTCGTCGATAAAACTTTCGCCCCGTCCTTTTCCACGAACAGTTTCTTGTTCTCCTCAAGCATAAGCTCCCGAAACACGCCGAGAGCAGCCACAATGTCCGATTGTGTCACCATTAAGGCTCAACCTCCTCTTTAAAAAGTTTTCTGACCTCGGTAACCAAATCGCTCGCCGAGGCACTTCTCATCAAACAAACATTTTCCATGTCCGCCGACCACCGAATATCCCACTGACCTGCGGCGACTTCGCTCGCCTTGATGTTGAAGTAGCTGGCGGAAGTGTTCACGCCCGTCAAAAAAATCACGCGGAGAAACTCTTTTCCGGCGTAAACGATTAATCCGTTTCGCGGCTCCTCCCACGTGAAATGTTTTGCGCGAATCAGCCCGCGATTTTTTATCACGTCATCTGCGAACACTGTGCGCTCGCCCGTCGTTACAAATTCCATGTCGATACCTCTTGCTTCATTACTTTATCAGCCGAGCGTTTCAGCCTTTGCCCGACTCCCCGCCATGCGTCCATATCTTTTTTTACGGTGTCTATGCGTTGACTGCGGCGGCGTTGATTCAAATCAAAACTCTCCAAACCGACAGACAGCATGCGCCACATCTGCAAAAGAAAATTTTTCATATGACCACCTCAAAGGTTGCTGAACAGCGTCGCGACTTGCGGGATAGATTTTTGCTTGATTTTTTCCATGTGCGGGCGTGGAGCCATACGCGTTGTGCCGCGCTCCAAGAATGTTTGATAAAAGACGCTACTCGTCAAGCGAAGGATAATTCGGACGCCGCCGCCATTCCTGCCGATTAATTTCTGTGGCACCCAATCGCGCCGTAAGGTGCCAGAATCTGGTGCCGGGGTTTCGCCAGGTGCTGAAGCTACCTGAAAACCTTTTTTGCCGCGCTTATACACTCTACCCGAACCTTCTTTACTGAGTGTTTCAATTTCAACGTTGCGCATGACGTTCAAAGCGCGGTCTCCACGACTGATTGCCGCCGCGTTGATTTCCTCAACAGTCTTTTCCACTTCGATTTCTAAAGCTTGCGCTCCGGCTGCAGGGGACATTACAAATCACTCCTCCGATTGACTTGATACCAATACCACTGACCGCCCGCAACGGTTTCGACGTCTTGCACAAGAAATTTTTCGTGCGCGTTGACGAGCAAATCTCCGACGCGAGCCATAGGTCTGCCGCCGCGCTGTACAATCGTGTGACTAACCTCGTGCCGCAGGGCTTTGTACTTTTCAACTTCAGCGGGCGTGGTTATGCTCACGGCTCCGAAAAGAATTTCACCCGTGGGTTTGAATTCAACGCGCGGGTGACCGATTTCATCAAGCCGAGTGATTTTTTCATGCACGAGAAATTTTTCGAACAGCGTTCTGGGACGCAGGTACATTATCTTGCCCTCCGACGATTATCGAACTGCCCAATCCAAAACGCAGGCGGACGTTGTTTCCTGCCCGCGAAACCAAAAGCGGCGACTGAATCCTCCTCAGCGATTTCATCAGCCAGCCGCTTGCGCAATTTCTCCCAAAAGTCAACGCGTTGATGTAACGACCACTTGGCTTCACGGATTTCAGTGTCGACCTCATAACTGAAACGCAAAAGCAAAGTTTCGACGAGGCGGAGCATTTTTCTTTTCCATGAATCGTCCGTCGAGAGCACGGCAAGATATTCTTCGTCGCTCAAGTACGAATCTTTTTCGGGCTCCTTGACGAACACGTCGCCCATGGTGAAGCGTGCCTGATTAAGTCCGCCGTCGTTAATCTGTGTCGGGTCGTATGAGTAAGTCATCTTGTTTCGCCCTCGCCTTCGGTTTGGGTTTAGGTTTGGGAGCGGGCGGCGGCTCGTCCTCCAGCGCGATTAGTTTCATGCGGACGAGCGCGCCAATCATTTTCTTTTCGATTGCTGCTTCGGGCACGCGGTCACCCGCCGAATAATTCTTGCCCATGAAGCGGCAACTTTTCAATGCCCGAATCATCATATCATCCCACACAATCCGTCATGTAAATTGCCAAATCCTGACCGGTGATTTGCTCGTCGTAAGCAATAAGCCCTTCCATGAGTTCTGTGTGTTCGCCGGGCGCGCCCTCATAAGTTGAAACGCCGATGTAGTTATTGTTGTCGAGCAGATAAGAGAAGCAATAGCCCGCAGACGGTTCGTCGATTGACGGAGCAGCAGGTGTATAGAGGAGCAACGCGCCTTTGCTGTCGCAAATGAATTCCATTTTTTCAGGTGCACCGAATTCAGCGGCGTTATAAGTCGCGTCGAGGACAACAACTTCGTCGACGCCAAAAACTTGCGCGAGAACATTTTCATTCACAATAGCGGGGTTTTGAGTCGTGCCGCTGTATTTGATTCGGTCGAGAATGAATTGATTGTTCTTGAGCGCGTTGAAGGTGTCGATGCCGAGAGCAAGCTTGTTGGGTTTGCGGCGACCACTGCGGCGGATATCGGTGATTCTCTCGTCGAAGAAAACCACGGGGTCGACATCGCTGTTATCAAATTTCTTGAACTTCTTGTTGTCGGGGTCAGCGGAAGCCGCGCCCGTCCAAGTGTTATCCCAAGCCGTGGCGTTGAAGAATTTCTTCGCGAAGTCCAATTCCTGATGATGGGCAAGCTGTTCGCTGATTGTGCGGACACGCATGCGACGCGGGTCAACGGTCGCGTTCGTGCGCATGTAAGGCAGAGTCAAAATCTGGTCGAGCCCGATAATAATCTGATAAACTTGGCAGCTGTAAGATTGGTTGCTGATACCGAAGACTGCCGGCGCAACTTTCCCGTAAGGCGGCTTCAAGCCAACGTTATCGCGCGCAAGGTCGCCTTTGCTGAATGTATAAAAATGCCCCGACGGAACAGCGACGGGACAAATTGGGAAAATTCTTCTGTGCGCGAATGTGGGCTCCTCGAAGTACATCACGGCGATATTGGAGAGGTACGTTATCGGCTTGTAAGTGCCGAGTGCCTTTCTGAGCTCCAGCTTGTGAACGTCAATGCCAGTTTTGATTTCCATGATTATTCCTCCTTAAGCTTTGCAGCGGACAATGAGCACGTGAGCAGTGCCGCCCGCCGCCGCGTTTTCGAGTGCTTGAGCCAGAGCAAATGTGCCCGACGTCGCCTTAACAGCCTTGCCACCTTCGCCCGCCGCGAGCAAATCTCCGGCTTTAACTTCCTCGGCGACCAGCCACATCGAGCCGCCCTTGACTTGAACGCCGACTTCTTCGCCCTGAACAACGGGCAGTTCGGTTTCAGCGATAAGAATTCCAATCGGAACATCGCCCGCCGCCGAAGTAGCAACGCCATTTTCGCCGAGAGTTACGGCAGTGAAGCGCGCGCCCGTGAGGCCTGCACTTGCCGCAAACACTCTGGTCGGCGAATCGTCAATCATCGAGTATGTGTAAATCATGAGTCTTTCCTCCTAAGTTTCGCCGCGATTTCCTCCGCGGTCTTTTTTATTGACTCGTCGAGCGTTTTGAGCACACGGCTTTTGTCGCCCGCGACGAGAGTAAATTTAATGAAAGTGTCCTCGCCGAACGCCTCACGAATCGCCGCGAATTGTTCTTGCGCCTGCTTGACGCTGGTCACTTCCACTTCAAATTCCACGCCGTTCATGCCGCACCTCAATATTCGAGTTCAGGATGAAGCTGGAAGGCTTTATCGATTGCCGCGCGTTCAGAGAGTTTCGGGTCAGCTTCCATGAGTTTTTTTGCAATGCTTTCGATTGACGCCTGAGCATAGCCCGCGCCGGTCTTGCCGATTTCGTCGAACGTGCCCGATTTCTTCACGAGCGCGAGTTCGCGGTCAAGCTTGCTGATGTACTCGTCGTAAACGCCCGCCGCTTTCATCTTCTTGAGCACGGGCGCAAGTTCTTCAGCCTTCTCGCCGAGGATTTCATACTTCGACGCGGTCTTGAGCAATTCGGACTCCTCCGCCTTCGCCACGTATGCTTCAAAGCGTTGATTGAGCCGTTCGAACGCCGCAGAAATTTCCGCGTTGTCCGCCGCCAATTTTTCTTGAGCCGCCTTTTCGACTGCCGCTTTCTCTGCCGCGTCACGTTCAGCCAATTGTGCTTCGAGTTCGGCGACACGCTTTTGGAGTTCGTCCTTCTCCGCGTCAACCGTCGGCTCCGCAGTCTTTGTGACCTCCAACTGCAACTCTTCCTGCTTGACGACCTCAGCCGCCGTTTCTTTCTTTGCCATAGATTTTTCCTCCTTACGTTTAAAGAAAACGATGTGCGCTTCGGGATTCGCCCCGGCGTCCACTAAGCTCACTTCGTCCACTTCCAATTCTTTCAGCTCATTCATCGCTGACCGCCTCCCTTACCGTTTACGGTTTTGAAACTAGACAAGCCCACTGCCATCATGACCGAGCACCTCAAGGTGTCGCAACATATCTCCTTACCATTTACGGTTTTGAAACTTGCCCGCCACGTTTCGGAATGAAAAATTTTTCACCAATGCGTTATGCATGTCTCCTTACCGTTTACGGTTTTGAAACTGCCTCCCTTATCGCACGCCCGCCAATGGAGAAGTCGTTGTAAGCACCATTCTTTATCTTCTGCCAAGTCTCGGTGTCATGGACTTTGAAACCGACCCACCAGCCGGGCGGTAATGCGTCTTCTGCCAAGCCGAGCAACGCGAGTTTTTCTTTCGTGAACACAATCGATTCAACCAACGTCGACACGCCCACGACTTCATGCATTTCTCCGCCCATGCGGCTGTAAAGCACAAAATTATACGCGGCTTTCTCCAGTGTCTCAATTGAAATTACGTCGCCTTGGCTGTCGGTCACGTCCGCCATCGACGCATACCCGAACACAAGAAATTTTTCGTCGTCACGCTTGGCTATCTTGCCCGTGAGTTTCATGATTTAAATCTCCGTGACGTCGACGAGTTCATACTTGCCCTCGAATTCGTTAATGACGAGTTTGACCACGCGGCGGATAATCGGATTCGTGATAAGAGTCTGCTCAGCGATGAAGTAGTAGTTCGTGCCTTTGACCAGCTGCGTCGCGTAGAAGAGAAGCGGTTTATAGCTTGCGCCAACCAATCCCTCGCATGCGCCTGCCCACGCGGAAGCTATCCTCTGCGGCATGCTCGTGAGTCCCGTGAATTCTTCCAAGTTCAATTTCCCAAACATAATTTTTTCCTCCTCTGAATTTGTTAACCAAGTAAATGAATAACCCAACACTTCAATCACTCCAATAAAAAAGCCCACCGAAGTGAGCTTTGAATTTCTCGCGGTTTTAAGAACCCTTTAGCTACACCCCCGCGAGAAGGGGTGCGACTCACGTTGATAATTATGACACTAACTCCTACAAAGCAATTGATTCTTCGCCACCGACGCGCTGATACCTGCCATTAAATCATTATCATCACTCCAAGAAAAATTCATTCGCCTTCGGTACACTCGCGCTAAAGGAGGTGAATCGCCCATCACACGAAGAAAGGAGGTGAATTAAATGCTCCCGCTTAGTGAAATTTTTTGCCTTTCGTTGGAACTTGGTGAACCGTTTATAAGCGAAGGTACCAAGTACCAACCAATAGGTAGCCCTCAAATCGGCTATATGCCTAAACCGCGTAGATGTAAATTTGAATTCATTTGCTCCTTTCGCCAAAAACATGGTCGTTGTCCCACTGGCGAAGAGATTGTAGCTAAATATTTTCAACAAGATAATTGAAGCGAGCGCGGTAATAATCTTTAACTTTATCACTCGCGTTTTTAAGAAACATTTTGTAAGGGAAATCTGAATGCGGCAATGTGCCGTAATAGAAATTACCGAGTTCAACGCCTGTCTCTTCAGTCAGGCGTTCTCTTATTTTATAAAGTATATCCCATTGAGTTTCGTAACAACGATTTTTGCAATAATCACAACCCGTCAGAACATTTTCTCCCAAGATTGCGCCCTGCAACAGTCGCGCCACACAATGAGCTTCACGTTCGTTTAATTCCATACCTATCACTCCTCAAAATTCAACACCATGTTTCATGAGCCGACGAACTGCTATTCCTCCAAGCAGTCTTCGTTGTAAATCATTGTTCCTCCTTAAATAAATTTCAAATTGACAGGCAGAGCGGACACGATTTTTTTTCGTGATTCTTCATCCGTCAAAATAACGCGACTTAAAGTAAAAGCACTCCGACATTCTTCACACCAGACTGCGCCCCAACCCAAATGTTCTTTAGTATTCAATTCGAGATAACCGACCTCAAAATTATGAGCACCACAAAATGGACAAGTCGGTTCTCTTCCATTCGCAAACGCCAAAATTTCATCTATCCATCTCTGACGTTTGGTTTTACGAGGCATGTTGTTTCCTCCTTTTTACTATTCGCAAGAATAATTTTTCGTATCGTTCTGCCACTTGTTCCATTCGATTTATATGTTCTTGTGCATATTCTCGCCCATATTTTTTCAGTTGCTTAACATGGCACCCTTCATGAATAACAGTCCGCAAAAGTTCTTCTTCATTGGCAAATGCGTGAGGAGTTAAATCTATTCGCCCAATGTCGTAGTAGTCCGTCATTCCTGCATATTTGTATTTTGCCGTCAGCCATTCTTCCCTTCGCTGAATTTTTATTTTGAGTTCAGATATTTTGACGCCATATTTGTGACAAATTTGCTTAACCGCTCGCAGTTGCATTGGCACTTCCAAGTGAGCAAATGCGCCTCTATTTGCTGACGGTCTTTGTAGTCCGCTTTCAGGCTTCGGCTTCGACTGCATTACTCTCGGTATGCCGACCTCGCGGTACATGATAGCGCAACGGCAACGCGGGTGCAACGGCGGAATTGTCACTCCGCTCTGGTCAGTGTAGCCAACCACGGTATCCTTGAGCTCCATGCAACGCCCGCACACGCGATTTGTCCCGGCAGTCGTCCACACCATTTCGCAGCGTCCCATGTAGCCATCCGCGATTGATTGACTCACGCCCATGTGCGCCCCGCGATTATAGGCGAACGCATTTTCCGTGAGCACAATCGATTCGGCGCGATAACGATGTTGCTTGCCCGCGTACTTGAGTGCCGCCGCCTCCGACCTCTCGCGCGCCTTTGATTCACTCAAGCCGTTGTCCAAATATTTCTGATAAACGCGGTCTTTGTACTTGACGTTCGCCTGAGCTTGCCTGTCAGTCAGTCCAATCAGCGGACGAATATCTTTTGCAATATCGCGCGGTGCCATTCGCAAGCCTTGACCACGGAGCAGGATATTTGAAATTGCTTTGCGGCTTTCATCGCTGAGCAAAGTGATTAACTCGCCGCCGTGACTGTTCACCCACGCCTTGACATAATCGTTGCTGTCGGAAAGGACGGTCATGCCCTTGGTTGCCTTGCGCGACGCCTCCTCGATTGCCTTTGTCCACATCGGAGCCAAGGTTTGATTCACGACGCCCGCCCAACGTTCCTGCCAATCAATCAGCGCGTCCAGCTGTCCGTTCTCAATCAACGCGGCAATTTCGTCGTAGCTGAATTCGCCCCACGATTGCACTTCGCGTGCCAGCCAACGCACAGGCTTATCTCCGACCGTCCGCAAATACGCGTCCAAGTCATTGAGCGTCTGCTGCGGATTCCGCGCCTTCCGAAAAACTATCATTGCTCCTCCAAATTAAAAAAGCTCCTGCGTAAAAATTAATCCTCCAAATTCTGCGGCAGAGAAGCTTGCTCACGCAAATATTCTTCCAGATTTTCATCGGGAGTTATCGCACCGATTCCGACCATTTCTTTGATGAAAGTCGCCAGCGCATTCAAATCCTGCGTTTCAATATCTCCGTGCTCCAATCGCGGATAATCGGTTATCCTGGCGAAAACTTTTCCGTTCACGTCAATCAACGCGGGTATCGCCTGACGATTGAAAACCTCGGTGACAATATCCAGATATGCGCCGATTGCCATGGCGAACAGCCGAGTTTTGTCACTCGACAACGCCCAGCTTCCGACGTTCTGACTGCCGAGCAAAATAAAATCGGCGAGCACCGTCCGCGCAATTGCCTGGTCGTAGCGTTGAATCACGGCGTTGGTGTCAAATTGTCTGGCTCCACCTGTCGAGAGCAATTTCAATTCCCAGCCGCTGGGCAAAACGAAGCCCTCCATTGCGTCCCGCCGAATATTTTGCACGAAGGTCATAGCCTCCGCGAATTTTTCTGGCATCTCCCAAATATTCATGCCTTCGGGCGCGATGAGCAATGGGAAGCCCGCCAAGTCACGTTCAATGCCAATACCTTCAATTTCTTGGATTCGTTTCTTGTGGTAATAAGATTTATAGGCGTTGCGGAGGATTGAGCGACCTTCGGGATTTTCTTTGCGGCTCTCGGTGCGGAACAGTAAAATTTTTTCGACGGGGATTCGGATTATCTGAAAATCAGGCGCGGGCATTTGCACGAACGCGGTCAGATTATCGTCACCGTCAAATTCCCACTCGTACAAACTTTCTTGCGCGCGAATCGGCAATTTCTGCCAGCCGATATAGCCGTCATCAAATTTACTCTCCAAACGCGGGTCACGCTTGCGACCCATGCGCCGTTTGTAAACAATTTCGACGACCGACCAGCCGTAGGTCAGGAAGGAAAGAATTTCGCTGAGCGTGTCCGTCCACGTCGACGACATATCGTGCAAGCACGATTCAACGAACTCTGCGGCTTTTTTATCGGCGGCGGTCGTGCCCTGCGGCTGAACTGTCCAGCTCGCCTGCCGAATCAACATTTTTATCGCAAAGAGCACCGCGCCAATCATGTCGTCGTTATCGCTCATCTCTTTGTAAATTTTTATGCCGTCGGCTCCGCGAAGTTCAGGCAAGAATTCTTCAAAAAAAGAGCCGCCGTAGCGATTCGCCCCGACGCGCCCATATTCTTTATCAAATTTCATTTCGAGTCCTCGTTAAAAATTGCGCTGATAATAATCGTCGCTGAGTTTCAGCGCGGCATCCAAAATCGCGCGATTAAATTTCCACCGCACGTAGGCTTCTTCCAACACGCTGATATAGTGAGTCATCGGCTGCCCGACGGGTTGCTCCTCCGGCTTCGCGTAATACATCGCCAAAGCTTTTTCGCCGCCGAATTCAATTTCGACCACGTGCTTGAGATAACTTTTCGGGTAACCTTCAAATCGGTCAAGTGCTTTCTCGTGCTCCTCGGAAATTTCCCAGAGCACGAACGGAACTTTGTATCCTTGCCACTCTTCGATTGTCGCGTAGGCTCTCGGCTCAACCCCTTTGAACATCAGGCGGAAATTATCCAATTCGCCCGTGCCGAGTAATTTCGCTTTCGGGCACCGCTGAGCCATAATGCCCTCGTCCATGTTCGCCCCGTAAGCCAAATATTTCACGCTGCTCACTCCATTCTAGTCCAAACCCATTCGCCGCTTTTCGCTAACTCTTTGCCGTCCCACTCGACCCATTCACCGCATTTTTCTAACCGAGCCAAAGTTTCACAGGCGCACCTAAAATCCTCGCTTAAATTAAGCCAGCAGTCGCACACTGTATCGACGTTCGCCCACTCCTTGCCTTTGCCCGTGATTCCTTTTACGTAGCTGAGTAAGCGGCAAGATTCGGAGCATTCGTCCGCTACCATTTCCGAAATTTGTTCGACTAGATTTTTCAGCTTGGCAAAATCTTCGAGCTTCACATTACTCACTCCATTCCAACCAAAACTTCAATCGCAGATTTCAAACCGCTTTGTGCCTGCGACCAGCGGAAAAATATTTCCATAGCCGCGCGCCGCTCATCCTCATCCGAGGCTTCAAGCATTGTGGCGTAAGCGTCGTTGGCTCGCGCCCGTGCATCCCCGTGCAACGCAATTGCTTTTTCGAGAAAATCTGCCCGTGCCATATTCACTCCGCCTTTCTTTCACCAAGGGCGGGTTGCCCCGCCCCGTCCTGCTTCTTACACCGCGTGCCGCCAAGCCGCGTTGCCTTCAAGCCGTTTCGTCAAATGGTATCTGAGCGTCGAAAATTCTTCGCCGTTCAAATTCAATCCCTGCGGTCGAGTCAACCAAGTCCTCATCGCGAATCGGTCATTGTCGGTTTCAATCGGGCGGTAAAGCGTCCTCTTCGCCGCCTTCGCGTTGGCGACCAGCGCGCACGCCAGTTGAATCGCCGTCTTGACCTCGCCCGCGTGCATGGTGCCGTTGAAAAATCTAAACTCCACCGTGCCCTTCGTGAAGGTTGCGTGCAAGTTCAACGTTTGGTAACGGCTTTCGTGGTAATGATACGTCGGGAAGGTGCCCGCGGGTCTCCGATACCAAATTTCGCCGACACCGTCAAGGGTTGCGGGTTTGCGTTCGTTCAGCTCGCGAATGAAATTTTCGTCAAGGGATTTGCAATACCTGCGGCGATTTTCGTGGACGTCCAGGGCTTTGATGAGCAGGGCTTCGTGGCTGGCGAAATTGTTCACCAAGTTCCGAACCGCTTGCGCCGTCATGCCCGCCGCGCCGATGTGGACGTGGAGCCCGCAAGAATTATTGACCTTCGCGCCGTCGTGCCGCAATTCGCGCACAATCATCTGCAGGGTTTCGATATCCGCCCAGCCGAGAATCGGGGTAACCAATTCGCACTGTTCGCCGTCTTCCCGCCGAATCGAGCTGTCGTAAACGACTTTCCACTCGCGCCCGGCGTCGTCCTCTGCTGCCCAGCCGTTCATCCCGACCGAGTAAACCGTCGTGTCGAAAATTTCGGCAATAACCCGCGCCGCTGCTCTCCGCGTGAGCCCCGTGAACTCCAGCTCCGCCCCGATTGTTTGATTTTTCATTTTCCCGAACCCCCTGTGTTTTTGGTAGGCGCATGTTACCTCTAACCAAAACACATAGCAAGTCATTTGGGCGGGCGTGTCGTGTATACTTCACGGGTCGCGTGAACGAGAAAACCCGCCGTCCTTGGCGGGCTGTGGAGCCGGATTTTATTTTAGCCGCGAATTTCTTTCGGGAGGCTCGCCCAAGCGTCGTGGTCAATTTGCCGCAATTCTTTTGCGAGTTTCCACGCCTGCAGGTGCACCCGCGACATTTGGGTTTCGAGGCTGTTCTGCGCCCTCAGCCGACCTTCGGGGTTCCCGTCAAATTCGGGGCACTTCTCGTAATAACCCAGCCGCTCGTATTCTTCGTCGAGCGCGCGCTCCGCGGCGTGCAATTCGAGGATTCGGGCTTTCAGGGCTTCGGATTTGTTTTCGGTGGTGTTCATTTTGGTTTCTCCTTTATTTGTTTTTCCCTTTCGGTGACCGCATGTTACCTCTACCGAAAACACATAGCAAGCGTTTTTGCCCCGACCGTCGTGTATACTTGACGGCTCCCGTGCACGAAAAAACCCCGCCGTCCGTGGCAGGGTTTTGTTGGTTTCGATTTTATTTTTGGCTCAGGCGATTGCGGCAAGCTCCGCGTCGATTATCCGAATTCGGCGTTTCAACCCGGCGGCTTCGCGGCACAATCCTGCGTAAAATTCATCTTCGCCGCCAATTTCGAGCGAGTCGCTGATAATCAGGTTCAGGTGACCGAGCTCGTTTTGCGTTGCGGCTTTTTGCTGTTCCAAGGTCGCTTTGCGGTTTTTGTTTTCGGTTTTCATTTTCGGTTTCTCCTTTATTTTGTTTTTCCCTTTCGGTGAGTGGATATTACCTCTAACCGCAGGCAAAGTCAACCCGGTGCAAAAAAAAATATGCCGTAATTTTCGTGACCCGGCTGGGCGCGCCCAAGTTTCGGCTCGGACTACCCCCTTGGTTTCCCCTTTCGGGTTGACCATAGGTTACCTCTACCCGCCGCGGAAGTCAAGCGGTTTCGACCCGTCGAGGGAAATTTTTTCGCACGAAAAAACCCGCCGTCCTTGGCGGGTTGTCGGTGTCGGGGGTTTTCGGTTTACTTCGCGGCGAGGGCGTTGCGGAGGCGGTTCAAGGTTTGCAGGTGCCACTCGATTTCGTAAATCGCGGTGCGGCGGCCTGCGTCGGTTTTCCTTGTGTAATACCACTCGGTGGCTTCAATCAACCATTTGTAGGTGTTCCTTGCGGCTTTCTGGGTTCCTTTTTTGTTTTCGTTTTTCATTTTTGGTTTCTCCTTTTTATTTTGTTTTTCCCTTTCGGTGATTATATATTACCTCTCCTTCCGCCAAAAGTCAAGCGGTTTTCTCAAAAAAAGTAAAAAAATTTTTTCGGGTAAAACAAAATTGCCGCCCGCGTTTTCGGCGAGGCAACGAAAAAACCCGCCGTCCTTGGCGGGCTCTTCCTTGGAGAAATTTTTGGCTCAGGCGGTGGCTGCGTCCAGTTGCGCCCAGAGCGCGTAGTATTCGGTGAGGAGTTCGGCGGCGCGGGCTTCCAGCGCGTCGATGTGGTGCTGCGGGGTGCCGCAAAGCGGGTCGTCCTCGGCGGCTATCGCGTCCAGCTCGTCGAAAATTTCGCCGCGCTCCTGCGCTATCGCTGTCATTTCGTTTTCAATTTCGGTTCTCGTCATTTTGGTTTCCTCTTTTCATTTTTTTGTTTTCCCTTTCGGTGTGCGCATGTTCGCTCTAAACGCCGGGGAAGTCAAGCGGTCACCGCGACGAATCCTGTATACTTGACGCGCCCAAGGCGAACCGTTGACCGTCCCGCTCGACGAAAATTTTTTCGTCCGAAACGGTTTTGAAACGCTCGACGGCAACGTCCACGAACCGCGGCTCCAACTCCACCCCAAGGCACGTGCGCCCCGTCTGCTCAGCGGCGATAAGCGTCGACGCCGAACCCAAAAAGCAGTCCAAAATTTTGTCGCCCCGCTTGCTCGACAGCGAGAGCAGGTAGCTGACCAGCGGCAACGGTTTTGATGACGGGTGACCGAAGCCTTCCGCCACCGAGTCCATTATTCGCGGGAATTCGAGGACGGTCGTTTGCGTGTGGTCGCCGTACCACTTGTGCGTCCCGCGTTTTTTCTTCCCGTAAATTATTGGCTCGTGCTTGAAATTGAAATCACCGCGGCAGAGCACGGAACAATTTTTCAGCCAGACCAAACCCGCCATGACGTAAAAACCCGCGTCCTCGAACGCGTCAAAAAATATCCGCGTTTTGCTCGACGCGTAAAAAATATACGCCGCCGCGTCGTTCGCCATCGCGCCCTTGCAGTTCTCGAACGCCGCACGCAAAAATTCGTAGCCCTCTTTGGCACTCAAATCGTCATTTAAAATTTTGCCCGAATTATTTTCCTCGTCGACGAAATACGGCGGGTCGGTCAACAAAAGGTTCACTTTCAGCCCACCGAGCAACCGTTCAAACGTTTCAGGCTTGGTTGCGTCGCCGCAAATTATTTTGTGCCTGCCCAAATAAAAAATGTCGCCGAGTTTGGCGACAGCGGGTTTCTCCAAGGCGGCGTCCACGTCAAAATTATCTTCCGCCACGTCCAAATTTTTGAATTCGTAATCGTCGAAGCCGGTAAGCCCGATATCGAAATTCATTTCGCGGAGAGCGTCCAATTCGATTTTTAATTTTTCCTCGTCCCAGCCCGCCATTTCCGCCAAGCGATTGTCCGCGAGGATATACGCCCGTTTTTGCGCTTCGGTCAAATGTTCCACGAACACACACGGCACGCGGTCAAATCCCTCCGCCTGTGCCGCGAGTACTCGCCCGTGCCCCGCGATTATGTTCAGCCCGCTGTCGACCAGCACGGGATTAACGAATCCAAACTCTCTAAGAGACTTCTGAAGCTGAAGAAGTTGACTTTCACTGTGTGTCCTTGCGTTGCCTGCATACGGCTTGAGCTTCGCAAGCTCAATCAGTTCTAATTTTTCTGTCGTCACGTCGTCCTCCAATTATCGGAACCAATAACTTTGTACCAGCGGGATTTGCGGCGGGGCAGTCACAGCCACCGTCGGCGCGAACGCCAAAACCAACGCGTCTGCTCGGTCAGGCGACCTGCCCAATCTTTTTTTGAATTCGTCCTTGCGTTCGAGCACCAATTTGTCCGCGCTGTTCACGAAATATTTTCGCGTCGACAGCTGAGCCGCCATCTCATCATCACGGGGAAGAATTATTTCGCCCGCCTGCAAACGGTCACGAAGCGCAAAGTAACTCTCCGAACCCCAGTTCAAATAATGTTTGTCACGAGCCGCGCCACCGTTGTTACAGCCGGTAACTGTCACGTACCATTTCTTTTCGCGAATCACTTCACGCAGGCGGTCAGTGACTCCACCGCCCACGCCCGTGTCGTCCACGTTGATTTTCGCGCGCCCGTGCTCATATTTTTTCATCAGCCGTTCGAGTTCGCCGACAATCCTGCCCGTGGTCGTCATTAAGTCAGTCTTGCGCCACTTTTTCAGCGGCAAAGCTGTGTCACCGATTCGTGCCGCGAGAACAGTTTCATCGTCGCCGAACCTCGCAACGTCGACGCCGAGAACCAATTCGCCTGAGTAAATCGGCTTGCCGTTTTCGTCGCAGGGCGGCTCGCGATTCATGGCGGCTTCCACCCACTCCAGCGCGATTAAGCTGTCCGAATCCATTTCGGGGAATTCGCCGAGCACTCGAACGCGAACGACGTTTGACTCCATGCCGTAAGTCCGAATCAGCCGCTGACAATATTCACTGGACACACGCTCCGAATCCGCCGACGAAACTTTCATTGTGTAATAAAAATCTCTGTCCTCGAAGAACGCGCGCTTAAAAAAACCCGTGCTCTTCGTCGGGTTGCCCATGATGAGCAATCGCGCGTCGGGCGTCGTCAATGCACCTTCGACCGCCTCAAATATCCCGTCGTCGATACCGCTCGCCTCGTCCAAAACGAACAGCAAGTGGTCATCGTGAAAGCCCTGCAAATTTTCGGGTTTCGCCGCGGTCTTCGCCATTGCCAGCCATCGTTCGCGCGCGCCCTTGAATCGAATTTCCGTTTTCGTCCACTCAAATAAATCCGAAAGCAATTCCGAACGCTGTAACCACTTTGAAATTTCCGACCACAGAATTTTATACAGCTGCTGTTGCGTCGGAGCTGTGCACGGGATTTTGCAATAAGGACGCGTGAACAGAAAGTGGAGTATTGCCCACGCCTCCAAGCACGTTTTGCCGACGTCTAGCCGTGCCCGCTGCGAACTGCCAATCGCTTGTGTCCTGCCAATGCGCTCAAGGCTTCTGCCTGCCACGCTTGCGGCTCGGCGTGAAGTATCTCTCTGACGAACGCCGCAGGGTCATTGCGATAGCGTTTCATCGCTCGCACGAGCACGACCATCACCTCCCGTTTCCTCCGTCCACGCTTGCTCCAATGTTCGCACGAACAATTCAGCCCCGCCGACTTTTACGTCGACCTTATCACGGAACAACCCGCGGATTTTCAAAATGGTTTCGGCGGCACGAAGTCTGTCTGCCTCGCGCACAGGCACTAAAAATGTTTTGCCACCCGGCGTGACAATCGTCTCCGTCACCTGCCCGCGTATCACGTCCGACAAGTGCACCAATATTTCTTCCGTCTGAATTATTCGTTCGTTCTCCAAGCTGTCCATCCTCTCATCTATCGCCCGCCGAATATTTTCACGCTTGAGCAATCGTTGCCCGCTGGAGTAAGCCGTCCTCGGCGAGTAACCCGCGCGCTTCGCTGCCTCCGTCGCGTTCGCCGTCTGGATATAAAAATCCACAAATCGCTTTTGCTGTTCAGTCATCGCCGTCGCGCTCCCGCCACATGCGAGTGAGCGTATTAACGAACAAATCCTCCTGCGGCTTTTCGATTTGCAATTCGCGTGCCGACCGCTCGATATCGACGCCCGCCTTGAGCATGGACACCAACGCCGGAATAAATTTCGGCGGCAGATTTGTTAAGTCCATTTCTTTGAGCGCGTTGGCACTCTTCGCCTGCATGAGCCGCCCGATATTCAATTGCCGCTCGACCATCGTCGTAAAATCTTCCGACGCCTTTTCCATTGCCTTGCGACTAATTTCATTGTCCCATGCGTCCGCCCGCGCCTTCCACGCGTATTGCTTCGCCCAACGCTTTATCAACGACAGCGACTTCGACAGCTGCTTGGAGACATCGGGGTAACTCCTCACGGTCAAGAATACCTTAAACGCAGTGAACGCGGGATAACTCTCGTGCGGCTGTCGTTCCCACTGATTCATCTTTCCCTCCAAAAAAAATATCCGCCACGCGGGCGGGAGTCTTACAAAATTTTTCAGCGTAACAATATCAGATGATACGACTGTAATGCAACTGTTAAGCTACTTTAAAATTTTTCAATCCGAATCAAAAGGAATTTTGCCGAACAATTTTTTCGTGCCGTTTCGGTGGTGATAAAAAACATTCGCGTCCGAGTAATTGAGCCGGAACTCTATATCGCGAAAGTTCAAGCACGTGACATAGCGGAGCATAATCACGTCGTGTTCCTGCCGATTCAACGGCGCGCGACTTATTTCAGCCGTCAATGCCGCCGCCTCCGCTGCCATTTCGTCCTTGAGCTCGTCGAGTCGTCTCTCTCCGTCGACGATTTGCGCCGTCAATTTCTCCACGCGCGAACTTTGATTCTGTGCGTGCGGCATGCCGTCGAGGAACGGAACCAAATCTGTTATCGCCCGCCGAGTCCCCGCCACGCGTTCTGCTTCGCGTTCGATTTTCTTTTTCAAGTTTCGCACGCGATTCAATTCTTTCTCAGTCATATCATCACACTTTCTGTTCACGTCACCTGCTCTTTGAAAACCCTTTCGGCGGGAAGATGAAAACCGATTTGCCTTGCTCCTCGGCTTCACGTTGCGCTTCCCCCACGCTGAGCAATTCTGTCTCTGATTCGTATTCGCCAAGTAAAATTTCATCATCTTCATATACACATCCGAAGACAGCCAGCGTTTCAAAATTCATGCCGAAACCGTAAAACTTTTTAAAACAATATTTCTTCCCGTCCTGCGCTTGAAAATATTCCATTTCAATCCTCTCATTTCCAAACGTCGTTGTGGTCTTCGATGTCGTAAACCTTTTTGGCAAGGCGTTCGTTCACGCAACAAACCAATCGAACCAACACACTACCGATTAGAAACAACGCTCCGCAAACGAGAAAAAACAACGCCACAATCACGAAAGCATTAAACGCCGTCATCAAATGCGAGCCAAGAGTATCAATCATTTGTTCGAACATTTCAAATCCCTCACATGTGTTTAACGCGGTCGCGCTCCTCAGATTTTTTTGCGTCGTTCCATCTGTCCGTTGTCCCGACCAGATACATTTTGTTATCGACGGGCTTTTTATCCCGCCCTCTGCAAGTCGCCCTGCAGTTCGGCATATCTTTTCACGCTAATCGCCGTGCGTGGCGCGGTCTCTTGGGCGGATTATTTCACCGCCTATGCTCTGCGGCTGGCTTGCGCCTTCACCTCTGATTATCTCCGTGAGACTTCCCAGTTTTTTACCGCGCTGATTATCCATCGTCTTCATTCGGCTCGACGGCGGACGGCTATCCTCTAACCTGTTATACGTCTGATTCGTTCAAACTTTTCTCCGTGCTTCGTGTACTTTACATCAACGCAACCGTCGTCGCACATCTTGACCGTGATTTTATCGACACCGGGCACGCGCTCGCGAGTGTACTCCACATAATTTTTCATTTCATCGGGCGAAGGGTCAAACCCTTCTGCCACGACCTCCACACCGTCAATAATCATTCGTTCATCGCCGCCTTGATATTTTTGCTTTGCTTGAAGTGGACGTTGACGCTCGCGGGAATTTCAATTTCCTCGCCCGTGCGCGGGTTACGTCCCTTGCGCGCCTTGCGGATTTTCACGCTGAACGTCCCGAAGCCGAGGATTTGCACCTTGTTCCCCTTGAGCAGTTCCTTGGTAATCGTGCCGAACACCGCGTTCGTTGCGCTCGTCGCCTGCGACTCGTTCAAAGCAGTCAAGCCGCTGACCTTCGCAATCAGTTCACTTTTAGTCATGATTTTTTCTCTCCTTACTTTTATAAAACCCAGCCGTCATCCTCCGAGAAAAGCGGAATGGAATTACAATCCTCGGCAATGGAACGGCGTTCCCTGCCCTTAATCCACCAATCGAACATGTCCTCGGCAGATTTATGGCGAAGATTTTTGCGGTTGCCTTTGCCGGCGAGCAGAGCACGGCAAGCACTGCGGTAATACTCGACGATAGCGGGAAAACGCTCCATGTCACGTTGCACTTGCTTCCAATGTTCAAAGGGACAAAGCACGCAACCGATTCTGTGAAAGCCTTCGTCGTAAAGCCGGCAGTAGGGAAGATTATTCTCTCGAATGTATTGCCAAACATCTTCTACAGTCCAATTTTTAATGACATGGACAAACCCCCCGCCGCGCCTGTTTTCTTCAATCTGCGGTCTCTTAGCCCGCCGTGGTGATTCTTCAGAACGAATGCCCGTTATCTTCACGCGGTCTTTCCCACCGCGCTCCTTTAGTTCAGCGCAACAATAACGGATTATGCGCGTCGGGAGCATACCTTTTTTGAGAATCAGCTGATACATGGTAAGAGGCGGGTGTTCGTTAATGACGTTGGGATAATTGTCGCGGATGAACTTCATGAGTTCGGGCGGCTCCACCGTGGTGATATTGTGGTGCGCGTCGAACTTTACCCCGGCTTTGACTGCCAAATCGTAAATCACCACCGAGTCTTTCCCGCCACTAAAGCACAGATAATATCCTTCGGGCGGCTCGTGTTCACGGAGCAGTTCAATCGCTCTGGTAATTTTATCTTCCACGCCAAAGAGAGTATGTTCAACCAACATCGCGGCACCACTCCTTTTTCATCTTATCGAGTATCGCCAGCTTCTTTCGGCTGACGTGCCACCGGCGATATTTCTCCTCCAGCTTGCGATAATTGCCCGCGACCATGAAACCGTCTTCGCCGCCGAGCCGCCGCAAGTCCTTTGCGATTTGTCCCTTGAGCTTATCCGACTCCGCGTCCTTGCGTTCGAGGAAGACTTCAATCTCCCGCCGCGTTATCGCGTCGTATTTGTCCAGATTCATCTTGCTCACCTTTGGTGTTGCGTTCAAATGCTTCTCGAAGCAAATTGCGTCCATGGTCAAACGTCACAAAGTCTTTCAACAGTTTTCGAGTAATGCGCTCGTTTTCGTCAATCTCATACACAAATATATCGAACATGACGTTTTGCGGTATTGGCTCACGATTCGGCTCCATACGAATTTCAATGTTCGCGCCGTTCGTTATCGTACCAAAATTATTTATCGTCCACACGGAATTATTTTTCTTGGACTTCGCTATCCTCATCTCGCCCACCGTTTAATCAAATTATCCAGCCACTCTTACGCTTCGGCTTCTGTCTCCGTGATATGGAGAGCTGCCGAATCCTCAATGCCCAGCTCAGCGTAGACGCAAAATTTTTCGTCGCACATCTGCTGAACGAAGAATTTCAAAATTTTCTCGGCGTTGATATAACTGCCGTCCGCCGGCTTATGAATTTCATTCGGCATCCACCTCAACACCCATATTGCGCAAACAGTTCAAGAAAAAATCAATCTTATCAAGAACTTTTTCCGCGCCCCAGCTGACTTCAAAACGTTCCTTTGCATTTGGCAACAAGGTAGTCGCGGCATAGACTTCATCCGCAATCAGCCGGCAATCAAGCATTCTTTGATATATCTCTTCCTTAGTCATCTGACTTCCTCCTTCGCGCGGAGTTTGGCAATTAACCGAGCGGCGGCTTGCCAAGTATAAGCCATTATTGCACCGGCGACGTAAGCGGCGAAAAAACTTTTATCTGCAACAGAAAGCAGACCAAAAATCTGATAGCAGGAGGCGGCAACTACGATTAACAGCGTCAAGTAAATCAAAAACTTCCTCATCATCTGATTTCCTCCAATTCAATGACAATGTGCGGCTCTCCATACGCCTTCGCCGCGCTCACTTGAATTACCTGCCCGTCGTCAACGTAGCAAATCCCAATCAACGAATCGAGCACCGCCTTGAGAAAATTATCGACGTCGCCCCACGAGCCCTTACTCACTCCGCGACGCTTTTTATAAAACTCCGCCGACACCCGCACGCAACCTTTGAACGGCTCACGCCCACCCATTGCTTGAAACGCGAAAAAGCCGAGCTCATCCTTGAACTCGGTATATCTCGCGCTGTTGTAGCGTTGCTTCCCGTTTGTCATTACCCGCTTGAACGGCACGGGGGTTAGCGGAGCTGTTATCTTTATCATCACCAATTTTTACTCCCAACCGGCTCCGTAACAGTATCCGTAAGTGCATTCCCAAATTGTACCGTCAGGCTCTGTCATCATCGCTTTGCAAACATCGCCGGATTTAAAATCAAACTTGTAGTCCTTGTACTCAAAGCGGACGTCAAATTCAAACATATCCGCGTCTTCGTCCTCATACTCAATTTTGTGAATGCCGTCGCTGTCTTGCTCAAAAATTTCAGGCGAATATCCTTTGAAACACTTTACTCTTATTGCCCCGTCGCCCATTACGCCGTGGCTATAATCATGCATGCCGTCAAATAAAACGCTGTCTTCTTTATCTTCGCGACGAATATCGTTGCAGAAGACAAATGCTCCCCAATTTGAATACGCCATAATTGCAATCGCCTCCTAAACCTGCGCGGACTTAAAATTTTCTTGCGCCGCCGCGCAGGCTTCAACGATTTCAAACGAATAACCGTCGTCAAACCAAGTTTGGATAGGCGAACACAGAAAACAGAAACAGCCGTCATCAACAGTGATTTTTCCGTCAAACTGTCTTTTTCCGCCGACTTCCTTAACATTAACTTTATCGCCCTCGAAAACTTCACGGCCATTTTTGTCGAGAATCCCGCTGCCCAACTCGCAATCAAATTCCTTGACCTCGCCGTTAATTCTAATGTTATGTTTCATTCTTCGCCCTCCTCCGTCACGTGCCCGACGACCGCGTAAGCTTTCGGCGTTGCGTGACTCGCAGGGATACAGCCTACCACTTGCCAGCAATGCCAATCACTTTTACCAACAAACACAAATTCCCCGCCACGAAAAAATACTTGGTGCAACTCATCATTAAAGCAATCATAGACAGAAACGTCCACGATATCGCCCTCGAAAATCACTCGCCCGTTCATGTCCTTGCGTCCCGTCGACAGCCAGCCGACAATTTCTTCCTCGACCCAATGCCGCGTGCCGTCCTCGGTGACGACCAGCCGCTTCACCTTGTGCACAGGATTATTCATTCCAAACCGCCTCCCTAACCAAATTACTGAACAGCAAATACTTCGGCTCGAAGTGTAGCGCGACCCGTTTGGTTTCGCCGTTCCGATTCTTCGCCACGTTGACCTCGGCAATGTTCGCGTGCTCCGTCTGCTTGTCGTAATATTCATCACGGTAGAGGAACATGACGATATCCGCGTCCTGTTCGATTGAACCCGACTCTCTTAAGTCACTCAGCTGTGGGCGTTTCTCCGCGCGCAACTCGACGCCGCGGCTCAACTGACTCAACGCGAGCACCGGCACATCCAAATCTTTTGCCAGCGACTTCAGCCCGCGACTCAGCTCACTGACCTCTTGCACACGGTTACCTTGGTAAGCTTTGCTCGCCGTCATCAACTGCAGGTAATCAATCACAATCAAATCCAGTCCAAGCTCCGTCTTCATCTTCCGCGCGCGCCGCCTCACCTCGTTCAAGCTGATAGCTGACGTCTCGTCTATCCTCAACTTCAATTTAGAAATTTCTTCCACGCCAGCTATGAGTGCGAATTTTTCTTCCTCGTCCAAATTGCCGTCGCGGAATCGTGTCGCGTCCACTCGGCTCATCGAACAAAGCAGGCGGTCTGTCACTTGCTTCTTGCCCATCTCCAGCGAAAAGAACAGCACGTGATTTTTCTTCGCGACCTCCGCCGCCATGTTCAGCGCGAGCGCAGTCTTGCCCATGGAGGGACGCGCCGCCAAAATTACCAAGTCAGATTTTTTCAGCCCGCCGATAACTTTGTCCAAGTCCATGAATCCCGTCGGCAATCCTTTTTCGCCTCCATGCTCCTGAACTGCAATTCGGAATGATTCAATAACCAAATCGGCGACCGACCAGCTCGTGGTCACTTGCCCGGCGTTCATCTCTGAAAAATATTGTTCGGCTTGCGCTTGAATCTCCGACGGCTCGTGACGTTCGTTTTCTGCCTCATCGACGAGAATCCGCCCGATATCTCCGAGCCGCCTGAAGTTCGACAGCCGCTTGACCGTGTCCGCGTAATATTTCGCGCGCGCCGTCGTGTACTCATAATCGACCAGCCCGAACAGGTAAGCGCGATTCACTCGACCCAAATCATTCGTGCGTTTCAGTTCGCGTTCGACGAGCAACACGTTGACTGCTGCGCCGTCCGCGCTCAGTGTCAGCAGCGCGTTGTAAATCAATCTGTGTTCGGGGCGCGAGAAGTCATCAGGCTTGAGGATATCGGCGACCTGCGGAATCGCCACGCCGTCATCAATCATCAACGCCGACAATAATTTTTTCTCAACCTCGATATCTTCATTCAGCCTCATGACCTCGCAACTCCCTAAATAAATCTGTATGGTTTATGTGCGTGCTCGCCCGCCGACCGAGTGTTCGCTGTTGCCTTAAGCTCCTCGAACGTCTTGCCGCTCTCAATCAGCGCACGATAGTTCCCGTAATCCAAATTGCACTCGCGCGCTTCACGTACCCAATCCTCCAGCTTCTTGACCGTAGTCTCCCGTGTCGAACATTTTTTGCCATTGTCAGAATCTCTTCGGCATTGCTCGCAACAAAATCTGTGATAGCTGTTTCGTGGGGTGAAATATTTTCCACACTGAGCGCAACGTGCCGGCTTAAGTTTAAACTGGTCTAATTTGCGAGAATAAGTGTCCCGACATTTTTTGCAGCAAAATTTCTGCCAGCTCGTAGGGAGAACAATTTCTTCACCGCATTGCAAACATTTCACGGCTGAATCGCCGCCAAAATTTTATTCAGGTCGATTCGTACCGTCGAGTCTGGCGCATATCGCCCGTATCGTTCCTGCCACATCATCTGATATTGCACGAGGTTTGTGCAAAAGATTATCGGAACGTCTCTGCGGAGTTTTGGCTTGAACGGTTTCGGTTTTATCTTCCTCATCGCGGTTATCCTCCAAATATCTTTTGAGCACCAGCAAGAACCATTCGATAAATTTTTCTTTTTGTCTCGGCGGCAATCGGTCGAACACTCCGTCAATCAGCTGCAGAATCATGGTCAGGTAGTCTTGCGGGTCACGCTTGCCCTTACAGCTTGCGTGACACCCGCTTCCTACCTTGCACGCGAACATGAACGGTTCGTCGCACATGACATCCAGTCGCTTAGCAATCGCCGCCGCTTTTTTCGGCGTCATGACTTTACCTCACTGCTTGCGTTTCTTCTGACAGTCAAAGCAGAGCGGCTTACCATATTTTTTCACCGAGAAATCGGCAACGTTCTGAGAAATTCCTTTGCCGCAGTCCGCACACTTATCAACAATTTCATTGCCGCCCGACGGTTTTGAATTTTGTCTCGGTGGAGGATTTTTAATCACCGGCTCAAAGCTGTCAGTTGAAACGTTTTCGGGGTCGTCCGCCATGGCAATGCACAGCCCGCCGATGTATGCATACTTGAGCGCGGCAGTGTTGGCTTTCATGACTGCCTTATCCCCGTTGTCTTGACCGGAGCCGACGCCCGTGAAAAAAATTTGCTCGCCCGAATCTGCGTCCGTGACAGTTATCTTCGCCATAACGACCGCATGTTTTTCCGTGCCGCCCTTAGCGTTCGCGGTGTCACGCAACTCGACCAGCGTCAGCTCGGTTGCCGTGAACAAATTCTGTGCCGTCAATGCCGCATTGATTTTCGCGAACATGCCCGCCGCCGTCGTGTAGCTGTAATGTTGGAATTGATTCACTCCGTCCTTGGGCATATAGCGGCACTCCTCCATGACCGCCACCATTTTTGTTCCGATTCCCATTTTTATTCCTCCAACTTATCTGCCTCGACAGGCTTGCCGTCTTTAAGTGTGTAGAAAACGTCGGCTTTAATAATTTTGCCGTCCACCTTGAAACATTGCATGTCTTTAATTCCGTCGTCGTTCCATTCAGTCAATACCAACCAACAACCAATCGCCCCTTTGGCTTTGCTATCTCTGCCGAAAACTGCCGCGACGGAACTTTTTCCCGAAACACTTGCCGCTGACCAGTTGCCTGTGTTGGTTGCCGCTGAACGATTGCCTGTGTTGGTTGCCGCTGAATAATCGCCTGTGTTGGTTGCCGCTGAACGATTGCCTGTGTTGGTTGCCGCTGACCAATCGCCTGTGTTGGTTGCCGCTGACCAATCGCCTGTGTTGGTTGCCGCTGAATAATCGCCTGTGTTGGCGTCTTTGTCAGTTATCGCTCCCGCCATTTCTGCCAACGTCAATTCCTTGACAATCTTAATTTCGTCCGTGCAAAATTTGTGTTGCCCGTCATCGGCTATTAAGCCTGTAGCTTCGACCAGAGCAAAGCGCGAATCAGCGGGCTCATAGAACTCAAACACCGCAGTGGGGATATCGCAGAAGTGAAAGCCGCGTTCGCAGATTTTAATTTTTTCGTCGAGTTTATAGGTTTCTCCGACACGGTATTGAAAGCCCTTGCACTTCAAATCTTTATCGAATCCTTTGTACCCAATCATTTTACTCACCTCTTGATTCGCTCGTAAAATTCTTCAGCGTTGCCGTGCCGCGGGCTGACATGAATCAGACTGACCTCCGCTTTCGGATACTTCGACAAAAATATTTCCGCGCTCTCGATTGACAAATGATTGTTCAGAATTCGCAGCTTGCCGCCGTAATTCAATTCTGCACTCATCAACGCCGGTATCGAGTAATTGGCTTCGATTAATATTTTCGTGAAGTCTCCTCGGATGCCGTCCGGTATCTCGCCCGTGTCCGTCAGCAACAGCAATCGGTCTTGCGCGTCTTGCAGGATAAAGTTCACGGGCTCGGCGGCGTCGTGTATCGAACCAATTACTTCGACCGCGACGTCCGCCACCGTAAACTTTTGCCGCTTCTTTATCACGTGAAGATTGTGCCGCGCCTCCATCTGCAGTTTCCGAATCGTGCCCGCCGTCATGTACACATCCACCCCGCGCGCCAGAAAATTTTTCGCCGCCTTAGAGTGGTCGCCGTGTTCGTGCGTGAGCAATATCGCGTCGGGCAATGTGTGATTCAGTTGCGCCAGCGTCCAGTGAAACGGCTTCCCGCAGTCGAGCAGGAGGAACGCTTGCTCCGACCAAACTGCCGTTACGTTCCCTCTGCTCCCGCTCGCCAAAATTTCTACGTGCATTGCTCCACCAGTGTCAGCGGCATATATTGCCGGCGTTCAGCCCAAAATCTTTCTGTCGGCTTGGAGAACACCCCGCCCGCGCCTTCGTGATTTTCACGCAACGTCGGTGTCAGCTGTGCCAAATATTTTTCGCCGAACTTGTCGACCACTTCGTCACCCTCGTAGACTTCTTTGCCGTTCGAATCAATTTCGACCAGCTGTGCAACGCTTTCGGGCTTGACTTGCCGATAGTCGCCTTCCTCTACAATTATGCAGGGGAGTGTAACGTCTTCTACTTCTGTACAGCAGAAGAAACCGTAAACGATACGACCACCCAACGTCTCCCCGCGGAATTTAATCTGCCTCATGATTTAGCCCCCACAGTAAAGTCGATGAATTCTTTGGCAAAATTGAATGGTACTCGGCGGAATACTGGCGTTTTGTTGCTCTGCCACTCAACGACAGAATCAATCTTCGCGATGTAGTTGTTGCCTTGACTGTCGGTGAGTTTATCGCCTTCGTAAACCTCGTTGTCGTGGCTGTCGTGACCAAGTAATTGCGCTACACTGTCAGGATTAACATCAACATCTTGTTCAGTTTCCTCGTCGTGAATTAACGTGCGACCGCGCAAGACAATGCAACGTCCTCCGTACACAAAGCCGTTGTCTTTGACACGCCGCCCGCGGAATTTAATCTCTCTCATCTCAAATCCTCCGTGCTGTGGAGAGCTGCTTCGAGGTCAGGTAGATGCCGTCTTTGCCCGTCGCGAATCCCTCAAGGTGTGCTTGGTAGACGTATTGCTTGCCGTCGTGCACAACCTCCACATAATCACCTTCGTAAATTTCTTTCCCGTCCGCGTCAATTCCAATCAGCTGAACAATATCTGTGCACTGGAGAGGCATAACCCCGTCGAAAATATATTCTTTGTCGCCTTTGTGCACATAATCGCCATAGACGCGCGAGCGGCTGCCCAAATAGTTTCCGCGGAATCTAATTCGCTTCATGTTGCTCACTCCTCCGCCAATGTCAGCGACTTGTGATAAATGCGCGGGTAGAGCTCGGAGGATTCGGGGTTATCTTGCTCGTCTTTGCGCATCAACTCTACGACGTCCAAGCTGATATAATCCTCATACTCGGCGGCATAATCCGTAGCTTCAGCAAAAATTTGGGATTCGCTACTGCCCTCGAAAACAATTGCGTTCTCGTAGACTTCGGTATCGTTTTTGTCGACGTAAAGCATTTGCTCCGCGTTATCGGGCAACAGGACTGACCGATAGTTAATCCCATGTTTGTCAATCCAGCGGAATTTAATCTCTCTCATGCCGCACGCCTCGCTTCCTTTTTCACTTCGATAACCAACTGCTCCTCGTCGCTGACCTTGAACAACCAAAGTTGGTTTGGCTGTTCAACGAAACTGTTGCGCGTATAACTCTCCGCGTCGTCGATGAGCAACGGCATCTCCACCTTGAATTTTTTCTGCAGCGCGCGAAAGATGTCCAAGACCACCTTGAGCTTTTCGCCCTTCGACAACAGCGAGTACGGCACGCCATGGAGCATTGCCTCGCACGTCGGCTCGAACACGCCTGTCGACACGACCAGCTTGAACATTTTAAATTTCACGTACTCAAAGTGGTCAGCGATTTGACTCTCCGTCAATTCGATTTTGCGATTGCGCGCGTCCTTCGCCAAGTGCACGAGGTGTTCAAGGTCGACGATTCGCTGATTCAATTCCTTCTCCTCAGCGCGCAACTCTCCGATTCGTTTCTGGGCTTTCGCCGCCGACTTCAAATCATTAATGCAACGGTCAATCTCTTTGATGTCCGCGTCGAATTTCGCCAGCCGTTCTTTGCGCTGAACTTTTTCATCCGCCGCCTGCTGCTCCAGAGTTTTTATCCGTTCGTCGAGCGCGGCAAGTTGTTCGGCAGGATTTTTCTCCGCCGCGAGTTTTTCTTTCACCGTCTCGATTTGTGTGTTAATGTCACGCAAAATTTGTTCAAGTTTTTGTTCCTCGGCGCGTTCACATCTACCCTCAGCGACAACTTCAGTCAGCTGGGATTCTTTAAGTGCGGCAAATTTTTCTTCCGACAACTTCTGACCGCACGCCGGGCAAATACTCACTTCACGCTTGCTGATTTCGCGGTGCTTTTGGAGGAGCTGTCTTACTCGCGCGTGTTGCCTTTCCACTTTTTGCGAGTAAAACTCTTTACCCTCAATCAAATCCGCCAAACGACTCGCCGCCGCGCTCGGAGCAGCCAACCGCTCACGCTCAATCTTTGCCGCCGACAATTCTTTAGCGACTTCGTTCTCCGCCGTCTGCAGTGCTTTGCGTTCGCGGTCTAACTCGTCGCGCTCGGCTTGCAATGACTCGGCAACTTTCGCGTCGTAGGGATTATCCGCCAGCTGTCGGTCAATCTCATCAATTCGCGCCGGGATATCCATTAATTTTCCCCGCAAATTTTTGATTTGGCTCTGCGTGCTCGTGATGAATGCGTCGAAGGATTGCCCGCCGATTTCTTGCGCCAACTCTTCAAATTCGGATGTGCTCAAAATATCTTTGTCGCTTACAGTGCCGAATATTTTTTCCAGAGTGTTGCGCTGAATTTTGGGCGATTTCCCCTCGCAGAAGAAAAACGGATTCAGAACATACTCGCCGCCGTGATTAAGGAACTCGGCGACCTTTGCATTAAAAGTTGTCATCGTCATGAGCACGCCGTCGACGTAATAAAACCCGTCCTTGCCGTCGACCTCGCGCCTAAAGATTGTGCCGTTGTCGAATTCAACTTCGGCACCGTGGAGCAGACCGTCGTCGCGAACCTCCAAGCCGTCCTCGTATCGCCGCACTTTGTCCTTATCCTTCCCGAACAGCACGAACGGCACGATTGACGCGATTGAAGTCTTGCCCACGCCATTTTGCCCGCGGATTATCACATCGGCTCCGTCCGCGACAATTTCTCCGTCGTCGAGCCCGCGATAGTTCCACCAGCGGATTTTTCTGATTCTCATTGTTCAGCCTCCTTTCGGATTATCTCTGTGATTCTCCTCAGAACGTATTCGGCGCAAGGAAGAGCCAAACCGTTGCCGAGTGCTTTGTAACGTTTTGCGTCCGACCCGCCTGCCGTAAATGAATCGGGCAAACCTTGAAGTCTTTCGCACTCCCTTGGAGTCAGCCGCCTTACGCGTGATTGCGTGGCACAGGCGGCGGCACCACGCGCCATGAGGGGGGGGCATAAATCATATTCAATTGTTGGCATATATTTGGCATTGTGTCCTTGATTGAATGCGTCGCGCCCTAAGCCGTAAGTCACAAGCGGAATGTTGTTGCCGCCGGTGCCGTACATTGCGCTGACCGTCGGAGCAACGTCGCCTAACCGTTTGATTCGGCTGTCTTTCCAGTGGTTGTCGTAGACTGTGCAACTAAAATCGCTTCGAGTTCGGGCGGCAAAATTTTCTTGTGAGCTTTCGCCCGCCTCAGAATCCCCTGACACGCTCGCGGGCTCAAAGAGTATTTCGCCGGCGCGTCGTCCTCCAAAATCTGCGACAAGGAAGATTCTTTTACGTCGTTGGGCGACTCCCCAGTGTTCAGCGTTGAGAAGTCTCCAGCCGACTTGAGCGTTTCGACCGTCAACCAATCCTGCATTGCTCCAGTGTCGAGGTAGAGGAACGGGCTCCTGCAAGATTTCTTCGAGGACGGTACGAAAATCATTCCCGCCGTTTGAACTGAATGCGCCGGGCACGTTCTCCCATACAAAGAATCGAGGACGGATTTGTCGAACAAGCTCAGCTGCTTTGAAGAACAATTTGCTTTGGTTGCCATGAAGACCACTCCTATTGCCCGCCACGGACAAATTTTGGCACGGACTGCTTGCCGTGATGATGTCCACGTGCGGTGCGTCGGTTATGTGATTGATGTCGCCAAGTTGAACGGTATCGGGGAAGTGGCGCGCCGTAATGAATCGGCAGAATGAATCAAGTTCACTCGACCACAAAGTTTTAATCCCGACGTTCGCCGCTGCCAGTTGCCATGTGCCCAGCCCGTCGAAGAGACTGCCGAGCGTCATTGCTCGTCCTCGAATTCGTCGCATCATTGACCCGCTGCCGCAACACGGCTCGTTGACCGTGATGAAACCTTTCTCCGCGATTGCCGCGTTCAAAGAATTGTTATCGGTCAACACCATGCCGCACATATCGCTGACACATTGCGGGGTAAAGAATTGCCCCTTCCACTCGTCGTGAAACTCCAAGCTGTGGAAAATTTCTCCGAGCACGTCAGTCAAATGATTCGGGCAGTAGCTTTCCATTTCAAGAACAATTTCGCCGAGCATTTCTCCGAACAAGTTTTGGAGTTCGGGCTTGTACTTGCCGATTATGTTTTTGTATTGAGCTTCGCGTTCGTCGACCGTTGCCTTTGCGTTCGCCAAATTATACGGGTCGCTGCTGTTAGCGAGCGTGATAGCCGACAGATGGAGGAAGTCATTGAAGACGTTGAATCGCGAGTAGCCGTAAGCATTGAACTGATTCAAAGCTTTGACGAAATTTTTTCTGTGCTCGCTCTTGACCACGAGAGTCTTTGCAGATTTTTTCTTAGCCATGGTTCCTCACCATACTTGACAAGCCCAAGGTCGCCGTTATATAATTCCTACGGTTTCTTTTTTAGTTTTAACTTTCGGAATCTTGCGGCGACCTATGGGTTTGCCGCTTATTTGTTTGTCTCCTCTTCAGGCACGATGAATTCATCATTGCCCGCAAAGTATGCGTCATGCAGAGCATTGAGCACCTCGCCCGCGCGTTCGGGTGATTCATAGCGCGCGAGTTTGACTTCCGAATCGCCGACGACCAACCAGACAACTCCGCCTTTGCAGCCGCCCTCGAAGTCTTTAGGTGTGTCACGCATTTGAGCAACGACTTCGCCTGACTTAATGATTTTCATTACGCTTCTCCGCCCTGCGTCTTGCTGAATACTCGCGCATTTTCTCGCGTTGGAGCGTTCTCTTGCACTCGAAGCAATACTTTGTGTTGTATGCGCGAAATTCTTGTTTGCCGCAACACGCGCAAGTAATCATCACGTATTTCATGCACTCCGCCGCCTTTCACGATACTCACTCAGGTCAACGACCTTCATTTCCCGCGGGCGATTGTTGAAGAGAACTTCGCCCAGAAAATTCAGTTGCTGTTCGTCAAGGCGACCACTCTCGGCAAGTTCGCGCCAGCGGTCTTTCGCGACAATGTATTCAGCCGGGGTCATGCCGTCTTCGCCTCCCGCGCTTGCAGAGACTGCCACTTCCTGAGTGATTCAATGTAGTAACCCGCGTAGTTGTCGAACTCTTCACCCGCGACCAGAATCCCGCGCCGCTCAAATTCGTCCGTAGTCTTCCACAAACGCCAGTTACGTGCGGTGTCGTAAGTCGAGTAGCCCAATTCATTCATGCTGACCAGTCTCAAGCTGTGAGCGTCGCAAAAATCTTCGAACTGCTCCGCCAAAGATTTTTCGCCCGTGTCCTGCGGCATGATGAATTCGGTTGCGCCGTCCGCCCACGCTTTTTCGAGTGCTTTGGCGGCGTTTTCTCTGCCGGTGTTCGTCGAATATTCGGCGACCGTCCCGTAGCGTTCAACAACTTCTTTGTCGGGGAAAATGCACCCTTTACGCAGAATTGGCTTGGTGAACATTGTGACCGTGACGGTTGCGCCATGACCGTTGCCTTTCAAGAATCCGCTGACGAACAAGTCAAGTTCGCGGCTCAGTTCAAGCTTGCGCCCGTCCTGTGTTACCAATTTCATTTTTCTCTCCTCCTGTCTTTCGCGCCCAAGAATGCTTGGACACATTTTTCACTTAAACGGCTGACGATTCGCCCTGCCGTCAAGGCGTCGACAACTTTCCCCGCCTTATCTTTAACGACCAGCCTCTGCTCCAGCCCGTTCAAATCGAAATTACTTGTGACAATCAATCGCCTGCCCGATGCATAGCGCGCGTTGATAATCTGATAGAGCACGCTGACCGACCACTCGGTAGATTGCCCCGCGCCTAAATCGTCGAGTATGAGCAGGTCGCAGTTGTTGTAGCTGTCAACGACCTCTTGCGTGCCTCCGCCCTTATCGAACGTCGCCTTGATTCGGCTGAGTAAACTCGGCACGTCGCCGAAAATTACTTGCTTGCCGGCTCGAATGAATTCTTGCGCGACGATGGACGCGAGAAGAGTTTTGCCCGACCCGAAGCCGCCGTAGAGGTAAATGCCCATGTCAGGGGGTTTCTCGGTTAAGTACCAGTGGACGGTCTGAGTCGCCGCCGCATTCTCCTTCGCGAACCAATAATCATTAAGTGTTTTGCCGGCGTAAGGAACGTTCTGTGGTATGCTGTGCTTGCACGGCGCGAAGTCCACGTGGATATTGTCACCTGTGCGAATCTTCGGTTGCGAGTAGCGGTCGCTGGTCTTCAGGCATTTGCCCTTGCACTTCTCGCAAGTCTTGAGCTCGCGTTCCGCCGAGAGAATCTTGACGATATCGGAGTTAGTGAGCGCGCCGTAGGTTTTCTCAAGCCGTGCCCGTGTTCCCGATAATTCCTGCCGGGAAAATGTTTCGGAGAGCAGGCGGGACGTAGACGGGGTTATCGGGCACGACGAACGGTTGTTGAGTTTGCTCGCTGCGTTTTGGTTGCTCACGACGTTCACCGCCTTTTTCTTTACCCGCGATGACCGCGAACAGGTATTTGGGACTTGCACCGAATCGGCTGCCGTTGGAGTCAGCGGCTTCCTTCATCACTGCCATGACCCAATCAAATCCGTGACGGTCAAGGCAAACCTCAAGCTTCGACAGGTGCTCGACCGTCAAGCGACCGCCGCCGAGCTCCCGCCAATAATCTTCCACCTTATCCAAGTCTTCGCGCGTGCCCGCGACGGTGACGGGGATGAAATTTGTCTTAACGTCTTTTGCGTCTTCGCGTGCGCGTTTAATAGAGCCCGCCCCAAAGTTGTCGGGTAAGTTGTCGGGTAAGTTGTCTACCAAGTTGTCTACCAAGTTGTCTACCAAGTTGTCGGGTAAAAGTTGGATGACAGACTTACGATTTTTGCCGGGGCTGAAGTTAATCCATTTGCATTCCTTGAGCAGATTTTTCGCGTCGCGAATCGTCTCTCTCGTTCGGACTCCTGACAAAGTCGCCAGCTCGTTATCCGAAAAGCACAACTCCCTCGGCCACAGTCTCGCGTTGAATTCGCCAATTAAGCTGAATCCCAGACTTCGCGCACTCGCCGAAAGCTCATGCTCTTTGCTGTAACGGTGAAACGCTTTGAAATAGTCAATCAAACTGATTTTCACTTCGTCACCTCCTTCCATATTCAATTTTGAAAGAACGCTTTGAACTTGTGTCCAAAGACTCATCTCAGCTCTCCGCTATGAAGAGAGGGGCTATCCTCAAAGAGGAGAGCTGACATGAAACTTTGGGAGTACTTTTTACTGTTCAATCAGCGGCAAAATGCCGTTGGCTTTGAGAAATTCGTAGAGACCGAGCCGCCCTTTTTGCGTCCAATACATGTGGGGTTTGCCGTGCGGCTTGCCTTCATCATCGTAGTAGACGTGAGTTTTGGTTTGCGACCAGCCTTGCGCGGCGTATTTCTGATAAAGCAACCAGATATCGCTCTGCTTAAATTGGACTTCCAGTTCGTGAAGGAGTTTATTGAACGCCTTGGCACTGTAGCCGTAATCTTTGGCGATAACGGACGTCGTGACCAGTTCCTTACATTGGAGCACCACGTCGCAGTAGCTTGCCCGCGTCTGCAGTTCAGCGACCTGAGTATTGAGCACCTCGATTTGTGCGCGCGCCGCTTTGACCTGCTGAGCCAACTCGATAATAAAGTCGGGATTGGAGAGAATCTCCTCGGCAGTCTTCGCCGTCATGTACACGCCGTGCTTGCGAATCGACGGGATGACTTTTTCGCACGTCCAATCCGAGAACTCGACCGCCTTGGGCAACTTGCTCGCGAAGACCAGCTTATACAAGCCTGCCTCGGTGATGAGCGTCATATCCTGATTGCCGCCGGGGGTCGCGATTTGCGACACCCTTTTGAATTTGTCGGGCACGTGTTTTGCCAACGCGTCGCGCGGATTCGAGTAGCCCAGCGCGATTGCCACGTCCTTGCCAACGAACAGCGGCTCGCCGTCCTTGTTGGCGACACGCACGTCGCCGAATTCGGGGTGTTTAAAGATTTGAATGTCCATTGTCGACCTCCCAAATTTTTCTTTGACAAAAATTGTTATCCATGATACACTTTGCGCAACTTAGCAAGAATTATCTCCTTTGGTAATTCTTGAATGTTTATTGCCTTTTACCGGGAGCGTCGTACTTCTCGCTTCAGGTTACGTGGTTTGAACCAGCCGCTTGTGCGTTTGTACCTTTGCGTATATTAGCAGGCGCATTTGCAACTGTCAACAAAAACTTTTCAGGAGGGATTGCCGTGGATTACGCTGATAGAATTTACTCTTTGAGACAGACTCACGGCTTGACTCGCAAACAATTGGCTGAAGGTGCGGGACTCAGTATCGAGGGTATCAAAGGATATGAGCGACGTTCCCGAAAACCTGCTTACGATGTGTTGCTGTCTCTCTCCAATTTTTTCAATGTGTCGATTGATTATTTGGTTGGGCGGTCGAGTAACCCCGCGCGTCTGCCGTGAACATACTCGCTTGGATTATTCTAGCTCTTTGAAAATTTTCCTTGCGCGTCATCCGCCGACGTGTTACAATTCAAGCGGTTTATGTGAATAGTTTCTTTGTAGCACGTCGGCTTCGGTCGGCGTTAATTTTTTTAGTAGAAGTCGACACCGCCGGGCATTCTGTCCCAGTCGGGCTCGGAGTCTTCGGGCTCGTGCCCGCCCTGCCAGTCAACGTCGTAATTGCTGAGCGTCCACTCGATATCAGTCGCGATATCAACGTAGCCGTCTTCGTCGTCATAGGAGCCTGCGACATCGACCGATTCGCGATTGACGCTGAAGAATTCATAGCGGCGTTCGGGCAGGCAAGCGGCGAGTCCTTTGATAAGCCCGTCGACCTCCTCGGCACCAAGATGGCTGGTCGAGCCGTGGTAGTCGAAATTGATTTGCATGGTCTGACCTCCTCAGTAAATTCCGTAATTTTGTTGCAGGTCAACTTTGTAGTCGTAACGGGTTTGAAGCTCGCGAAGAATATTCAAGTAGCAATCCTCGAAACGCTTTTCGCACCACTCGCGGCGGGGGCAAGCTTTGCAGCCGTGCACTTTGACCTGAGCGTAAATCTCGCGGGCTTCCTTCTTAACGCTGTCAGCGTACCAAACGAACATTAGCGGCACCTCCTTTCGGGTGTCATGTTCGCTCAAAGCGGGGCGAGAGTCAACGGCTTAGTCAAGTATACTCACCCCGCGTGGCAAAGGTTATTACGCGACGAGTGCTTGGTTGAAGTTTTGCGCGTCGGGTTTTTGATTGAAGTCAAATCTTTTATCGCCGCGCTCGATAGCCGCCTTGAATTTTTCGACAGCGGTCATAACCTGTTTGGGCGTGTCGTAGGTGCCGAGGGTCAATCCGTTGAGTTCGGAGCAATCGCCGCGGAGAGTGAACTTGGTGTCGTCGAAGTTCACGTAGACGCTTTCGGCATTGACATAAGCAAGGTTACCCTCCATGGTTTTGACTTCAAGGACTTCATCGGGCAGGTCAATTCGTTCTCTCAATTCGTCGACCGCGTCTTCCATGAAGTTCATGGCAGCGTCGTCGGCGTTAAAGGCGGCGAGTTTCGCGGCTTTGAGAGCTTCCTCAGCTCTCTTGAGTTTTGCATTGGCGGCGTCACGTTCGGCAATCAGCCTGTCGCGCTTGACGGTGAAGGAGTCAACGAGTGGCAGCTTGAGTTCACCGGCAGCTTCCTTTGCCGCCAATTGACTCATGTAGATATCGGCAACTTTCTTTGCGCTGATGATTTCGCCTCTGTAGCTGAATTGTTTTCTGCCGAAGGGCGTGAATTTAAGGCGAAAGTCGTACGCGTCGTTCAGAATGCTAACAAGCTTGACTCCTTCAAAGTAAAGGTCGTCGGTACCGACTGTGACGAAAGCGCAATCTTGTTGGGGCGAGTGGTTGATATTAACCCAGATGTCAGCATTGAGGATTTCGGGTTCGTCGGTTTCGTCATCCTCGTCGGTTTCTTCGAGCGTGGGGAGGAGACTGAACACTTCAGTATCAAGTCCGGCTTCGTCAAGCTTGTGATTTCCCTCAGCGATTTTTTTGTCCATCATGACATCCTCCAATTCTTCCTCCATGTCGAGGAGTTCAACATATTTATCGGGGTCTTCCTCCATGAATCCGCTGTCGCCTTTGCGGTAGACCATAAGGTTGTCTGTAGCGACGTTGGTCATACCTGCGGCGGGCACGAAGTCACCGGCCTCATCTTCGACGTAGACTCCTTCGAGAGCCGCTTGGTACTTGTCGGTCAGGTTAGTTTCGACAGGGGCAACGGTCGCGGGAATTTCGGGCGGTTCGGTCTCGAAGGAGCAGGCACCGCGCTCACTCAAGATTTGGAAGAATTCGTCGTCGTCGACCATGAAGTTTTTGTATTTCTTCCACTGACCGTCAGGGACTTCAACCTGCAGGTGTCTGCCGCCGACCACGCTCACGCCCGCTTTGTACTTGTCACTCCAGATGAAGTTGAATTCGCCGTTCAGGTAGCTGAGCTTCTCGCCGTTGATGTAGTAGTAGGTGCGGATACTTTTGTCGACGATGTTCACGTGGTCGAGGATAAAGCTGGTTTTGTCAGTGAAGACTTCGACGACCTTGCCGCAGTGTTCGCCGTCGCGGTTGAAGTGTTTGTAGTGACGCGCGAGTCCGCCGTTACCTGCTTCCCAGTCGCCCTCAAATTCGTAAGTGTAGTCGTCGAGGAGTTCAGCCGCCCATTTCATTTTGCCTGTCGGTTCCGATTCGACGGTTGCCGCCGCTTTTTCCTCGGCCTCGACCGCGACGTTGAAAGCCGATTTGCTGACCGCGTACTCGTCAATCAATTTGAGCTGTTCGGGGTCGACGTTGTAGGTTTCGGAGCCGTCCTGCGTGCGGTGGTAGTAAATATTTTGGTGGCTGCGGATAGTAATGTAGGCGGGGACGTTACCGACAAAATTTTTAACTTCCTCGACAAAGGCTTGGGCGTCGGAGAATTTATCGAAGTTCACGCCGTAATTGTGGTCGACGTCGTCCGCGAAGGTCACAGTGGTCACGACGTTGTAGAAACCCGTGGAGTTTTTGCGGGCGTCGGTGAGGAAGAAGTTACGGAAGTTTTTCTCCTGTTCGGCGGCGAGTTCGTGGTTCATGTAGGTTTCAATAACTTTCTTCGCGCTGATGACGTGGCGGTAGCTATTCATTATGCCGGTGTGGAACCCCGTGGTGTAGAAAAGTTTCTTGCCGTTGCTGAACTTGAGCTCAAATCCGTGACGTTCGTCCGTGATTGAATAAAGTCCGTGCCGGCTGAAGCTGAGTTTGTTGTCGCCGATTTTCACGTAAGTCGAGCCGTTTTTCTCGTGTGCGGGCGAGAAGTAGAGGTTCACCCATTTGTCCGCGTCGAGGATTTCGGGTTCGTCGGTGTCGTCGTCTTCGTCGACTTCGTCGAGCGTGGGCAGAAGGCTGAACACTTCGTTGGTGTCGGCGTTCTCTTCGGAGCCGTCGGTTTCGGTGGCGATGAATTTGCAGAGCATGTTGACGAATTCGCCGCTCTCGGTTTCGGTTGCGAGGCTGATAACGTTCTGTTCGCTCAAGCCTGCAATCTCGTGGCAGGTGTACCATTTGCCGCGCGGTGTGCTTCCGGTCTCGCCGTATCTTGCGGTGTAGACGTTGCCGCGGTTGGTCGTGTAGTAGTAAACTTGCGCGTCGTTGATTTTGTCTTGCTCAGCTTTGATTTCGGCGAGTTTTTCGACCGCGTTCATCGTGTTGACTTCGGCGACCTGCTCCGTCGTGGTCTCTTCGACTTCGACGTTCTCTTCGGTCTCGGCAACGATGTTGATGGTGATGTAGGTGCGGGCGTTGATACCGCGGATAACTTTAACTTCCACGAGGTTGCCGTCGGCGTCGCACACTTCGACGAATTTGTAGCTGACCCAATCGCCTTTGAAGCTCTGGTCGTTGCGTTCGAAAATGCGCTCGGTGCCAATCTGCAGTTCGCCGTCGTTATCGGTGTACATGGCGTTGATTGTCCAGTCGTAGTTGAAGGTGTCGTTGGCGGTTGCCTCGATAGCCTCGATAGCTTCTTTCGCAGTCATGGTGAAGGTTGCGCCGTTCTGGAATTGCTCTTCCGTGAAGACCTTCGCTGCTTTGGTGGTTGCGTTTTTCATTTTAGTTTCTCCTCTCAGAATCTCTTTTGGTTTCCTTCGCCCCTTCGGTGGGGTTCTTTGTGTTTGCGTTTTCCTTAACTTCTGCCGACATTATACACTTTTCTCTTAACTTGTCAACCCTTTGTAACCCTTTTCGCGAAAAAAATTTTTTGCTTGTAAACCTTTTGGTTTGGTGGTATACTGGCGAAAACAGGGAGGTGTTTTAAATGGCAACTGAAAGAAAATATATTGGGAAATATCTGAGACGGTTCCGTGAGGCATTCAAGCTTAAGCAAAACAAGGTAGCTGCGGCAGTCGGGCTGGCTCCACAAATGTATATTAAGTACGAGAAAGACCAGATGTCACCGTCGGTTACTCTTGTTATAAATTTGGCAAACGAATTCAATGTCTCTGCTGATTATTTGTTGGGTTTAAGCGATGAGCCGCGCCCCAGAACCACCGACCCTTCGTGGACTGGGGAAATGATTGATTGCCGTGACGCGTTGTGGCAAGTCCTTGGAAAAGTTGACCGCATTCTCGGAGGAAGCACATATGGTCATTTACAAAATCACGAATCGGCTCAACGGCAAACCGTACATCGGGCAGACACGGCAACCGCTTGAAAAGAGATTTCTTCAGCACGCCGCAGCCAAAACGCCACTCGGTGACGCCATGCGCAAATGCGGGCTCGAAAACTTCACGATTGAAGTCGTCGAAGAGTGCGCGACGCCTGAACTAACCAAAGAGCGTGAGCGTTTCTGGATTAAAGTCCTCAAATGCAAAGTGCCCAACGGTTATAATCAATCCGATGGCGGCGAAAGTTGCTCCCCTAAAGTTCGAAGTCATAAGCCGCATTTTGTAGCGTTTATCAAAACGACCGGGAAATTAACTGTAGGAGAAGCATTGAAAAGATTTCGGCGCGATTTTAAATTGCAGCAGAAAGATGTTGCGTCATTACTCGGTATTACAAGCCAAGCATATCAGTATTATGAGTATGGGAAGGCGGCTCCGCCTGTAAGGTCAATTCTTAAGCTCGCAAAAGAATATAACGTCACGACCGATTATCTGTTGGGATTGAGTGACGAGCCGCGCCCGCAGACGTTTGACCGTGAGACGACAAATTTGCTTAAGGTTTTGGAAGCGTGGAAGGATTCAAGAACACCAACCGCGCCTCTTCCTCAGCCTGCAGCGACGGCGTGAAGGCGGTGACCACATGAGTCAAAAAGAACAACGAATTACAATTGCTATAACAATTACTGTGGTCGTTGTGGCACTCGCGTCATTATTGGTATCTGTTGAGCGGAAACACGAAGCTGACCGTGAAATGGCTCAAGTCCAAAAAGAAATTCACGAGCGTCAAACCAAGCAGAAAGCCGAGCAACCTGAAGTAGTAAAACTGACGCCCGCAGAGCTGAACGCCAAGCGCGATGCCGAACTCGAAGAGAGTCGCCGCAAGTCCGAGGAGAGCAAACGCCACTTGGAAGAAACGCTCGTCGCGCGCCAAGCCGAACAACAAGCCTTGGAGGAGCAACGCGCCGCCCGTGAAGCCGAACGTGCCGCTCGACGCCTGACAATTTCCGAATTCAAATCTGATTTTGAATCGCGGATGACACGGCTCGCAAATGCGTTCGGTGTATACGGAACTGCGGCGATGGGCACTGGCTCACAGCGTGGCAACACCATCACTTATCCCATGGCTGAAGGCGGGCAAATGGAATTGATAGTGGCGACGGTCGGCGATGGAGTCACGGGCGCAACGCTGCGGACAACAATTCAAGACCCTAACATCTTCGCCGGCTCGCTGTTGGTTTATGATTTGCTGATTCAAACCTTCTCGGACACCACTGACCCCGACGTCGTTTATGGCGGGTTGGGTCTCGGCGAAACGATTGTCGACGACCTGCAAAACTCGCGCACAATTCGTTCAGACGGTTACAAGTTCACCAAACAGCTGAGTGGAAAATTTCTTCAGCTCGGTATTGCGGAAGATTAAATTCAGACCGCCTTCGGGCGGTTATTTTTTTCTAAGAGTCACCACTCCTTAACGCGAAAAATTTTATCTTCCAAAAAATCTTTGAATGCAGCGCGAGTGTTGTAGTGATTTTCTTCAGACGGCGGGTCGCTTAGACAGAATTGATAAATGTGGTCGGGGTCAACCCAAGCCTCGCCGATGAGCCGCCCGCGCCGAGGGGGATTTTTGATTATCCAAAACGACAGATAGAAGGCGTCGTTGCCGTTGTTATAATATAATCTGTTGCCCTCCACCCAATCAAAGCCGACGAATTTTTTAGCGACGAATTGACTGTAACCATCAGGCGGGAGTTTGTGCTTGAGGCGTTTGGCTCGCAACTGCCGATAAATTTCTTCGTTGCACTCGGAGCAGAAAATTTCACGCGCTTCGGTCTGCTCGAAAGATTTTTTGCAGTGCGGACAAATCATAAACCCAACTCCTTATCCAATTTTTTCATACGGCGAGCCTCGCAATTCAACCCGTGGGCTTCAAGCTGTGGGCTGGCGGGTGTGGCCTTGAGGTAAGTAATCTTCCATCCGCCGACAGTCGAGTTGCGGCAGCATAAATAATTTTTTATTGTGCTAACCGCCAAGAAAACTTTCGGGGACAAAAAGCGTGCGCACTGAGCCAGATTGTCAAAAAATTTTTTCCCACTTTTGCTCTCGGCTGAACACGGGCAGGGTCTGAAACGTCGCTTGATAATTTTGCCGTGAGCCTCCCAGAGCAGGTCGGCGATGGCGCGGCTGATATATTTATGAGCACTCAGCTGAATCGAGACGCATTTACCGTTTGCTTTTGTTTTAAGGACGAATTTGGTCGCGACATTCCGCACGACACCCTGCTTGTTAATTTCGTACTTACAATCGAGTGAGTAAATCGGTTCGAAAGTTGACTTCTCGGCAGCGGCTTTAGCGATTCGACGAAGAAATTTTGGCGAACGGCAAAATAAAGTCTGGTCGAGCCGCCGCAAGCTGTAGTAGAACGATTTGTTTTTATCCAACTGCTTCTTGAGCACGTAGCCGGTCTTTTTGTTGCGACAGATGAGCTCGGAATTGATTTCGTAGTTGGTGCCGGGGATGGTCAGAAAATTATTTCTCATCGTTCTTCCTCATCAAATCAGACAGGTGAGTTAATTTTTGTGTCATCTCGGTGACAAACAAACCGGCTTCCGATTGTTCGGCGAGGGCGTTGGCGGCGTCAATCTCCTTTTGAGCGATAACACCCTTGGCGACCAGCAAATTTGTCAGCGTTTCAAGTTTCAGCTGGGCTTCGATTGCCGTGGTCAGCGCGAGGAGCGGTTGCATTTCGCTCGCCACGTATGATTTCAAGGCGTCGGAAATTTTTTCTTTGTCGCCGAACAAAATGTCGCTCATAAAATCAGTTTCATTCATTTCCGTTGCCCTCCTTATTAGCAGGCAGCTGGGCGATTAAGCTGTCGAGCAAAGCTTCTGCCAACGTGGTAAGATGCCGCTCGATTATTTCGTGCGCGATATTTTCTTCCAAATCTTCATTGAAGTTAAAATCGCACAGGATTGATTGAGCAATATCATCGACAAATTTTCGATATTCTTTTTCGTCGGTGAAGTCGACCCGCAAGATTTCACGGTACTCACCTTTGTCACCAAGCTGACCTATCATAATTAATATCCTCCACAATGACGGGCAATTTCTCTTTGAACACGGCAAGCACTTGATTCATGACTTGGCGCATTTGCGGATGAGCCGCCTTGTCCGTCCTCAACTTCAAAATATGTCTCCACTCCCTTAAATTGCAAGCCATGTACAACTCGGACTTAACACAGTTAGATAAAACGGAGCGAGCATCTTCAGGGCGTGCACCATGTTCAATCATATCCTTATAGGTGTCTTCAACTTCGCACATGTGCGAATACCATTTCCGATAAAGAAAAGTTTGCTCTTGCCAACGCGGCGCAATGACTTCAAGCTCGTCGTATTTGACGTAGCGGGTGCTCTCAACCGTAAAACTTGCGTGCCTGTGACGAACGAGTTCATTTTGGATAGCGCGGTCGCAGATGATGTGGAAGGCAAGCGACACGTGTTCAAGGACGGATTCGTGCCCGCGCTTGATGAGCATACGGACAAAACTTTCGGCGCGTTCTTGTGCTCCGCGAGTGTGCAACGGGCGACCACTGGATTGATGAGAGACGCGCCCGCAAGTCTCCAGCTTGAGCAGAATTTCATCGGGGTTAATTTCGTCGACGAGCGTTGCCGATGGTTCAATTATTTTCATTGGCTTCCTCCTTGCTTTCAATGTTGTCAACCATATTAATAAAAATTTTCATAAATTCCTTAAGTGTGTTGGCGGTGATAGAAAGGTTTTCAATGCCGTCGGGCTCACCGTACCAGCAGGAAAATTTACCATCGGAGCCTTCATACATTTCTTGCACGATGATATAGTGCCCGCGATATTCAATTGTCCTGGTGTTGTTTGTTTTCACGGATGATTCCCTCCTCGATATTAATTGCGGCTTCCAAGTCATTCATTTGAAGCACGAAATTTTTTTCGAACTGCTGAAGGGAACGGGCGGCGACGGGGAATTCCTCCTCGCCATCAATGAGCCCGTGCCAGCAGAAAAATTTGTCGGTGCTTTTGTCGCGGATTTGCCGCGCGATAATTTTTGAGCCGCGATAAGCAAACGTCGCTTGAGTAATTGTCTTCATGGCTCAATCCTTTGCCGCGAGCAGCACACCGAGCACATAGCAGGCATGGTTGCGCGCGTCTTTTTCAGTGTCGAACAGTTTGCCGGTGGTTAAACGTTGCCCGCCACGAGTTCCAATTTCCACGCTCCACAAGGCTACTGTGTCATCGGATTCGTTAATTACCTCGACATAATCCACAGCTTCAGGTCTGACCCAAAAATTTTTCAATACTTCTCTCAGCTCCATAACCAATCACTCCTTAAAAATCAGCGACGCGTCTGCTCCTGCCGAGCTTTGCGGGCGAGCGTGAGGTAGTGCTCAGCCTTGGCGCGCCAAAAATCATAATCGTAGAAGAACTTTTTCCCGGCGTCGGTGATGCCGAAGTGCTTGCGCAAATATTCAGCGTCAACCCATTGCTTCCCGTGCCTGTCGGTGAAGATAAAATTCGCGCTCATGGTTATCCTCCTCTGTCACGAATCAAAACGTTACCTCAAAACAAAGAGCCCTGCGGATTCGTCCATTCCTCCATAATTTTCAAGCTGTCGCCTTGGAAGATATTTTCTTCGGCGATTGCTTGAGCTTCGGCGAGGCGAGTGAACTCCTTGCCGGTAAAGAAGCGGAACGAATCACAGAGCGTAAGAATTAAATGTTCGCGGGCTTGGCGCACGGAAGATTCTTGGATGTCGATGCCGTAGAGAGATTTGAGCGCGCGGAGAGCCAAGTCCTCATCCAAGCGGTCAATGTTGTAAAAAAGTTTGCAGACGAGTTCGGCGCACGGGAATTGCCCCTGCCCGACAGCGGGGTCGAAGGCAGTTTTGTCGACGTCTTGAACGAGTTCGCGCACATACTCGTTAAGAATCATATCGAAGGCAAGACCCGCAGGCGTGAAAACTTCAGCGTGCTTGTGATACGCAGAATTTTTATCCTTGCGCGCTTCGGGCGTCGAGTAACTCATCATTGTAATGTTCCTCCACAAAACGAATCATCGCGGGCGTGAAGTCGAAGAGTTTGTAAAGTTCAGGGTCACTGGTCGGCAAAGGTCGCCGTCGGTTATCACGGAAGCAGCCCCAGCCGAAGGGCGAATTGGACGGGTGAATCGGTTCCCATTGCGCGCAACGTTGCAGGTCGAGCATGAGCCGAAAGAATTTTGTCGACGCATACTTGGCAGCTTGTTCAATGCGTTCGAGTTCGTATGAGGCTTGTGCGTATTTGTTATCTGTCGGCACAGTTCGCGCCCCTCCCACTAAGATGTGAGGCTTTTGAAAATTTTTAAGTTTGTAAGTGCAGGTGTCGCAGTGCACGTTGAACGAGCGGCGGACTTCGGCATCGACGATTTCCACGCCGTCGCGAGTGTAGACAACTGCCTTGCCCGTGGCTTCAAATTTGCGCGCCATTGATTAACCCCTCGCGCCAACGTTTCAACTCAGCGGCTTTGTAATCGTAAAGAGATTTGGCGAGAAAATCTTTCGGGACGCCGGTGACGGCCACAAGCTCATCGATAAGCGCGCGTGTGGCGTCCAATTTTTCTTTTTCGCTGACGGCGGTCGGCATTTCTTTTTCGGTCGGTGTCGTGTCACTTTTAATTTCTGCAACTTCGGGTTTCACGTTTTCGGGCGGCATAACTTTTCCCTCCAGATAATTATTCAAATCGTCGAGGATAATCCGAGCATTGCGGCGTTTCGAATCGGCGGTATTAAATTTAATTGCGCCGGACAAAATATTGGGCAGGAGCACGTCGCGGACGTCGGCGGCCTTGAGGACAATGACAGGGCGTTTGCCGAAATTTTCAACGCCGTCGGTCAGCATCTTGCGCGGCAAATTATGTTCGGTCAAAAATCTGCCGAAGTCGCCCGCAGTCAAAGATTTGGTTCGCGAGAGCCCCAACGCCTGAAGCAGATGGTTACATTGGAGAAAAATTTCGCCCGCGTCGTTCTTGTAGGCGTTGATGGGCACATTGTTCAGCACGCACCAGCCAATCTTCGGCAGATATTCAAGTTGCTCGGATTCTTCGGGCGGCTTAAATTTTTTGAACGGCGCAACAGGTTGATTCATGATTTGGTTCAGCCCTTTGCTCAAAAGTTTGTGGACTTCGCGCGCGGAAACAATTTCGGGCGACTCGTCGAACATTTCGAGGAGGACGGGCAGGATATCCCTGACGAGCAATTGCAGGTCGAGGAGATAGTGCCTGCCGATTCTCCTCCGCGCGAGTGCGTAACGACACATGTCGACGACAGTTTCGCCGAGTTCGGAGCGTTCGCTGAAACCCAAAGCGGCGAACAATCTTTTCTGCAGGAAGAAAAATTTCCCCGTGCCCGTGGCAAAAATTTTAATCGGCGCGCGCGGTGTTTGTATGGTAATCATTTCAGGTGCGCACGGGCGTCGCGATATAAATAAAATTCGCGTTGCCCGGCTCGGTGACTTTCACGGGCGAGTATTGGTCGTTGAATTCGAGGAGCAATTTTTCATCGGTCACGACCTTGAGCACGTCGGAAATGTAATCGACGTTGAAATTGATGATAAGCTCGTCGCCGTCCACGTCGGCTTCGACGGGGCTGGATGCGCCGCCGACTTCGGGCGAGTTCGCCGAGATGTCAATGCCGTCCCGTGTGATGTCAAATTTAATCGTGTTGTACTCGGTTTCCTTGCTCATGCCCGAAACAAATCTTACGGCTTCCTTGAGTTCGGCGGTGTTGACTTTGACGTGGAGCACAGATTCTTTCGGGATGACGCGGTCGTAAGGCGGGAATTGCCCTTCAATAAGGCGCGTGGTCACGAAAACGTTATTGAACAGGAACGCGGCGGATTTGCCGTTGTAATTAATCGTGACAATCTCTTCGGCGTCTTTGGAATCGAGGCGCGCGAGGATATCGCGGAGAGTGTCGCCGCGGATGACGAATTCAAAAATATTTCCGCAGTCTTCAACGAGTTTGTCTTTGGCGAACGCAAGGCGGTGAGTGTTGGATGCAGTGGCCGTAATATCTTCGCCGCGGAGGATAAAGTTGACGCCGGTAAAAACAGGGCGCGAGTCATCCTTTGCGACGGCGTAGACAGTTCGGCGGATTAACTCAGCGAGCACGGGCACCCTGACTTTGAAAGTGTTCGGCATCTCCTCGGCTTTGATTTTGGGAAAGTCGTCGGGGTTCATGGTGAGCAGGTCGACGTGTGCGCCGCCCGATTCGAGCGCGAGAGTATTATCCTCCAGCGTGAGCGTGATTGTGTCGTCGGGCATATTGCGCGCGAAGTCGAGGAAACGTTTTGCGTTGACGACGGTCGCGCCGGGGACTTCGACGTTGACGGGGATTTTCGCGGCAATGGCCGTGGAATTATTGTTGGCTTGGAGTTCGACGCCCGCGCTGCCCTCGGTGCGGATGAAAACGCCGCTGAGGACGGGCGTCATGGGTTTGACGGCGGCGGCACGGCTGACGAAGCTCAACGCCTCCACCAAATCAGATTTATAGCAAGAAAATTTCATGTTGCCCTCCTAAATGAGATTGGGTAAGACTTCGAGCAGATACAAATCGCCGAAGCCCTTTTTAATGTACACGTCCAAAATTTCTGCGAGTTCCGCCACGATTGAGTTAGTGCGGTCGAGAAAATTTTTGTCGCCGCCGATGTTCATGCTGTCGCGCGCCTGCCGAATGGTGAGCCCGCGCTTGGCATATTTTTCTTTGGCGAGATTCACGACGGGGATTCTTGACGCGGCGAAATGTCCTGAGGCGTCGGGCAGATACCACCACGCGTCGCCGTCCACACTTCCGCCTTGAGCGTTCTTTATGGCAGGAATTTTTCTACCAAACGCTTTAAGCCGCCCTGCGATTTTGTCTGCCTTATCGCGGAGCTCGGTCGTGTGCTGCTTGAGGTCTTCGAGTTGCGTCCCGAAAGTTTTGAATATGAGCAATTGAATTTCGGCGTTGAGTTTGCGTTCCGCGCGAAAGGATTCATTTATCTCTTGCATTAAAGACTTGAGCAAATCTTTCAGCCGCAAACACTCTTGGACTTGTTGCTCCGGCGTGAACAGCTCGCCGAACTCGGAAACGTCCACGCCGAGATAATCAGCAACAGCTTTGGCATCGGTGGCGGAGAATACTTTCCGCAACCTAAGGGCTTTGAAATGAAATGGGGCTCTTCTGTTAAACAAATCGCTCGCAGACTTCGACGCGAGTTGGGCAAGGCGTTTGTGGTCAATCAGATATTTGTCTTCGCGCTTCATGGCTTAGAACGGAGTGTCATCGGGCGGTATGGGTTCGCCGTCGAATTCGTCATGGGCTTTGGGTTTGGAGTCACGTTTGTCGCCGCCCGCGAATTCCACGTTGTCGACAACAATATCAAAAGTGTTGAACTTGGTTCCGTCTTTCTCGTAGCTGCCCGTTTGGATTCGCCCTTCGACGAGCACGCGAGAGCCCTTGCCCATGTACTTGTTCATGAATTCGGCGGTTTTATCCCAGACGACGAGGTTGAGGAAGTCAACGGCGTCTTTGTCCTTGGAGAAGGGACGCTTGACTGCGATTCCGATTCGCGCGTAGGATTTGCCGCTCTGAGTCTCTTTGAGCTCGATATCGCGGGTCAGGTTCCCGCTGAGAAATACTTTGTTCATGAAGATTGCCTCCTCAAAAATTCTTTTACTTGCCCTGTATTGTTTCGGTAAGTTTTGAGCCAGCCGTTATCCTTAGGTTCAAAAACACTGACGGCATATTTTCTGCCCAGTTCAGACCATTTAGCTACAATGAATTCAGCTTGACCGGATTGTTCGGTACCTGTATGCTTTTTTTCAAGCTTACCTTCGTTACACCTAAGATACTCAAAAAGGTCGACAGTTCTCACAATAGCCAACTTCAAAAGTGAAGCTCCATCTTTAGTCAAATAAGCTTGAAGTGTCAGCGTTGGATATTCGCCGCCGGCGACAATTGCTTTGCGTCGTTTTTCGTATTCAGTAGCCGAGCCGCTGTCGCGTTTGTTGCGAACGGTGAAAGTGTCATAGCTGAAGCCCGTGCGTTGAATTCTGCTTGCCAAAGAGAACGGCATTCCCCACTCCTTATGAAAAATTACATAATCTTTCCCTGCGTAATCGTCCAAAAGTCGGCGCAATGGGTCTGGATGTTTTTCGTTTGAGTATATTTCACACCCGCTCCACATTGAGCGAAATAAAGGCGCGACATGTTTCCCAAAATCTTGGCGTGTCACACTCATTGCTTCATTAAAGTTAAGCCCCATTAGTGCACCCCCTCTTAAAAGCCAGAGCGGCATTATCGGGATTAATTTCAAAACCGTAAGCTTTGCGCCCAAATTTCGCGGCGGCAAGGAGAAACGTTCCCGTACAAGCGAACGGGTCAAAGACGGTGTCGCCTTTTTGTGTCGAGTGACGGACAAAGCGTTCGGCAATTTCATTGGGTTTTTGCCAAGTGTGGTCACGGTTACCCAATCTGCCATCAGGCGCATTAATATCTTGAACTGCCCATTGCTCATTGGTCACAGGACAATCGAGATTTTGAGCGTCGACACCGCGATAGAACAAACACGCCTGCCAATTAAGTTTGTACCGGTCTTTCGGGTTGTTACCGAGTGTGTTGCGATACGTCCACACGAGCACTTGACACAGATTTAAATGTTCGGGCGGCGTAATGTTCAGGTAAGCGCGAAGCTCGTCGGGATATGCGCCGATGAAAACGTAAGCGAATCCGTCATGGCGCACATAGCGGAGCGCATTCGGCAACCAGCTTTGCGCGAATTCATCAACGTCGTCAACGTCCGTCGAATAGGGCGGGTCGGTCAGCAGAAGCTTGTAGGGTTCATCGGGCACAAAGCCGATTCCGTTGCCGATAAACAATGTAGGCGGTGGCGCGTCTTCTTCGACCTGTGCGACAATTTCTTCTTTAGCTTCAAGCCGCTCTTTGAGTTTTTTCTTCTCTTTGTTAGCCTTATCAAGCTTCTTTTGAAGTTCTTGGTTTTGGCTGTCGAAAGCCTCTTGCGCTTCCTTGCTTTGCCGTTCAAAGTCTTTGGCTTGGTTTTCAATGGCGGCTTGTGCTTTGCCGAGTTCAATCTGCGCGGCGGCGAAGTCTTTCTTTGTCTGCTGATAATCTTCGGGCGGCACGGTCACGGTCGGGCGTTCCTTGAGTTCCTTTTCCGCGTCCTCAAGTTTGTCTTTCTTGTCGGCGAGTTCGCTTTGAACGTCGGCAAGCTCATCGTTCAGGTCGGTGACTTCTTTCTTGTGCGCCTCGTCCAGCTTGAAGAGTGATTCTTGATACGCCTTTTTATTGTCGACGATGGTTTTGTCACGCGCGGCGATTGTCTCATCCTGCTCAGCGATTTTCTTCTTGTGCTTGGCAATTTCTTCGCGGAGCTCTTTAATCGTCATTTCGGCGACGTTTTTCTGCTCAGCGGCTTTCTCGGCGATAAACTTCTCCGTCTCCTCGGCTGACGGCAGTGCTAACATCTCCGTAAGTTGCGAAGGTTTAAAACGCTCGACGTCGAGCATTTTGCCGAATCGTTCAGCACACTCCATAAACTTTCTTGCGGTTTGTTGACTCAGCTGAAAATTTTTCTCCAGCCAGTTCTGCCAGTGTCCGTGTTTGACGAGCTGTTTTGCTTGAATCAGCCGCTTGCCCACTTCAATTATGTTCTGCGCGGTCTGACCGAGATAAAATTTAATTTCGAGTTCAAGTTGCGGCAGAGCAACCGCGTTGTCTTGCGTCGTGATTAACTCATCCATTTGCTTTCTCCACAAAAAATTCCACTCTCAAATCCATGCACTCCCGATAATCGCGCACGTCATATTCGTCCACGCGGTCTTCGGCGGGGCAAAAGCCGCTCGGCTCACGGACGGGACAACGATTCGCGCAATAATCGTCGGCCGCGTCGATGGCGTCTTCAATCAAAGCAAGGAGCCATTCGACAGTTCGCTGAAGTTTTTGCTCGTGCTCAGTCATTTTTACTCGCCTCGCGGTCAATGAATTCAGCCAAGCGCGCGCAAGCTTCGATGGCACTGTCTTTGTCAGCGAGAGTGTACACGTTCTGCCAGTGGTCGCCGTCGGCGGAAATTTCCACATCCCAGAACGGCTTGACAATCACGCGTTTGTAATCGCGCTTTACCACGCGCACACTCGTCGAGCAATGCGGTTGCCGAATATAGAACGTGTCCTCATCGACATAATGTTCAATCCCGTAATCAGCCATTTGCTTTCTCCACATACCACTTGAAAATTTCTTCGCGACATTTGTCCTCGTCAATCTTGTAAGCGTCGTAATCGGAATCGTGATACTCTTCATACACGCACGCGGGGCAACCGTTATTGAACTCGTCACGAAACGGGCAACAACCGTGGCAATAATCGTAAGAATCGTACTCGTAGACATCGTGTTGATAATCCTTCAGCAACGCCATGAATGCCGCCTTATAATCCTTCTCGGTGTCAGTCATTTGAATCACTCCTTCGGTCGGTGTCGACGCGGGGCGCGTCGGTCTTTTCGGGCGCGTTAGCTTCATCCGAATCATAAGTACTCCTTCAAAAATCTGTCGCGGTTTGTTCTCTCAAATAATCTTCCAGCGGAGTCGGCTCGGTTTCTTCCTCGTAAGCGTTCGCATGATGAAACTGTCCGAAGAACGCGTCGAAGTTGATACCGTGTTGTTTGAAGAATTTCGGCAGGAAGTCATGGAACCAGCGGATGAAACTCCAGCCGCGTTGAATGAATTTATTATGCTCGTTCTCGCCGTTCCACAGCTTTGCCAGATAGTTGCGGACAACCGTATCGGTGTAATCGAGTCGGCAATAGAAACGGAAATTGGATTTGTCTTTGAATTCGCCGAGTTCATGAGCCGCCATATCCAATGCAGCTTCGCGGTCGCAATCATCGCCCGCCAGCAAATCGCCAAGCTCGTCCGTCCTGAAGAAGAAACCGTTCTGAACGAAGCCGACGCCTCTGTAGATTTTGAATTCGCCGTCCTCCCATGGCTCGTCATGAAAGAGTTTGCAGTTGAGTTTGACGAAATTAATTTTTTCCGGCGTTGGAGACATGAAAACTTGCTTGGCGAATCGTCTTATCAGTTTGCGTGCTTCCTTCGTGCCGATGTCGGTGAAAATATCGGGCACGGCGTCCAAACCGCAGAAATATCTGCTGTGCCTCCACGTGTAAACTTTGTAATCACGGAGCACGGCTTTGACGAGCGCGGGTGACCAATCACAACTGCCCGTGAGCAAGTAGTTAATGTTGCCGAGGTCAATCAAGTACTCGTCCGCGTTCTCGTAAATCCGAATTTGTTTTTCGGGATTTTTCTCGCCGGTGTCGTAAACCAATGTGGGCGGAGTATTCAAAATTTTGATAGGCGCGGGGAACGGACGCTTGACCGCTTCAAAAATTTCAGTGGGGAAAGTTTTGCTGAGCCTAAGTTCATAAAACATAAGCTCGTCGCAGTTTTCCGAGTGCTCCTTGAGCCGCTCGACGCTCATAAGGAATTTGTTTTTTCCGTTAATTTTTGTCTCGAAGAATCTTCTGATTTGATGCGCGAGAACTTCAGCCGACGTCGTGCCAATCGGTTGTTCGTGATAATCGTCCATCGACACCGCCAGCTGCTCCAAGTCAATATAAAATTGCTTGAGGTCGTCGGTCACCAACAAATCAAACGGTCGCCCGGTGTCCGCGTAAAACGTTGAGGCTCTGATTAATCTTTTAGACATAAGCATTCCTCCAATCTTTCAAGCCCGCCGCCCGTCACTGAGCAGCGGGATTCAAAAATCGAGAGGGTTAAGGGATTATTCGGTCGTGAATTCAAGATTTGCGAGAAATTGAAGCTGCGTCTTAACTTCTTCAAATGAAGCAAAAACTAATTCGCCGACGGGTGCTCTGCGGTCATCAAAAGCTTTAAGACACATAGTTTCAATATTCAGCGCGCCTTGATTCGGCATCATCTGCGTGTAACAATAACGCGTTATGATTGTCCCATTAGAGTGTTCGTGTGCTTTTTTCCGAGTTGGGATGTCATTGGTCACGCCGATTTTGATTTTGCCGTTATTCATGTCAAACGCATAGACGTGCTTGTTGTAATTTTTGAGTTTCATCTGCTCGATACTCGGCAAATCTTTTTTCGACTTTTTCTTGGGCGGTGGAGGAGGCGGCGGTGTGGGTTTAATTTTCGATTTCTTCGCTTCTTTCAGCTTAGCAGCTTTCTTGTAATATCTGTTATGTTCCCGGGTAATTCGAGTGATAATTTCGTCTGCAGACTGCAACAATGCATTTTGGAGCGGTGAATTGAGTTTCATAGCAAGCCAAGCAATGAAGTAGGCGGCATCGTGGGGGTTATAAAAAATATAATAACCAAAGTCGCCGGTGTTGCCTTGACTTTCAGGAGTATGCCAATCTTCAACGACGGTAAATACTTCGCGCTTTCTGTCCTGACATATATACTGATGTGAGGCTCTGCTGACCACATGCTCAACTTTTTTCTGCTCGTGGCGGACAACATAAATTTTTCGTGTGTGGTCTGAGGAATAAATGTCATAATCAATGTCATAGAGCCACATTAAAAATCACCTTCTTCGACAAGCTTAACAAAGTCAGGGAATTTCTCAGTAAATGACATGCAAATCGCCCTTAAATCAATATCGCGGCTGTAGTCAATTAATGAGTTTTTCATCCCAATCATTTCAGTAAGGGTTTCCAATATCCCTAACCAATCAAATCCAGTTGTTTTGCCTGTTTTATTAAATTCGTAAAGAATGTGTTTGATAAACAATGCAACGATGGTTATGTGTTCATGGCAAAGCCAAACAGATTTACGATAAGAGATGCGAAACACGTCTCGGGGATAAGATTTTTTGTAACAAGATTTGTCCATAGAGAAAGGGCACATTATTTCATATGCCATCCAAGAAGCAAAAGCATCGAGTTCCTCGTCGGTAAGGTCAAAAGTTTTTGCCATCTGTTTCTCCTCCTTTCTGCACGTGACGTGCGTTGATGATAGGCGGGCAGTCGGACTCGAACCGACGCCGGGGTTGATGTCGACCACGGCACTAATCTGTTGCTCGCGTGTTGAGCCCCCGTAGGGGCTCGTTGAGCACGGAGGCTCTCTGAAAGGAGATTTATCAAGCAACCGCCCACGAAAGGGCTTGCAGTTTCGGCGAATCGCAATTCATCTTCGGCTGAACTGTCACTCGCGTCCACTGCTTGAGTCTTTTGCAAGACTCACACTCACCGCCGTCATTTGGAGGTCATGGAACAACGGCGGCTGGTGTCAATCTTGCGATTGAGTTCTTTGAAAAATGAATAGAGGGAATGGCTTGAGCCTCGGCTAAAGGCTCACACCTGCCGCCCGCGCCGATTAGCGGCAGGGGTCAACCTTACAGCGTATTAGTTTTGCTCAGCCTGAAATTTGGGGCATATTCGTCGTCCGAGAAAGGTCGGTGCGCAAGTTCGTCCCCTGATTGCGTCGTCTTCGACGGACTCGTAGCCGTGGAGAATATTTTTCCGAACGAAAGATTTTGATTCACACTTTTTCGGCGTGCAGTGGTCAAAGGTCGCGTGCCACTCTTCGGGCGAACCGACGAATGTAATTTCCAAATGAATCACTCCTCATAAATCAACTTTGCCGTTTGCGATGTCTGCGGCGAGTTTGACAAGCAATCGGCTGACGGCTTCGCGCTTGTCCATCACAGGGTCGCCGATGTGCGCCCGCCAATCAACGTGCAACTCCATGAAAGCGTCACGCGCGGCTTCCAATATCTGTGGCAGAGTCGGGTCGCCATCGAAGGTGAGGTCGTGCGGTACGTGTTTTCTTTCATACTCAATCAGCATGTTGAATTGGCAGATACCGAGTTCAAATCTGCGTTCAATTTCTTTTTGCTCTTCAGTCAGGTGAATCACCTCCAAAAGATTTTTAAGACGCGAGCCCCGGCTTTACCGAGCAAAACGAGAAGCGGCGCACTCCAAATCGGGAAGGTCAGTGCGAGTAAAAATTCCATGCTCAATCCTCTTCAATCAGTCGGTAAAAATATTTCAGCACGCGCGGGTTTTGCCGACACATGATTCTGAACGGGCTGTGCTCGTAACACTCTTCGGAGCAATATTTTTCTCCGCGATATCTCGGTTCAAATTTTTTGTGGCAGTGCAAGCAGGTCGCCCGCTTCGGCGGGGCAGGCGGTTTAAGTTTTTGGGCTTCGGCTTTGAGGAGTTTCTTCAAGGCTCTTTTCTTTCTGTAATAGTTGCGGTCACGTTCGCGTTTCACTTCCCATCGACAAACCGCACAATACTTTTGCTTGTAATGTACATCGCCGAGTTCACGCCCACATCTCTGACACTTCATGACGAATGCCTCTCGTCGGCGAAGTATTGAGCAACGATAAAAGGCAGAACCGCTGAGGAGTCTTCGCAGGTCGGCTTATCGAGAAAAATTTTTTCGTCGTCGATAGTGACCATGCGATAAAGCGGTTGCAGTTTGTCCGCCAGCTCAACGATTCGTTTCTTGCTCAAGCCTTCGCAGTTAATCGTAATCGGCTCCATACAATCTCCTTTATGAAAGTGTGGGGCGTCAGCGTTAAGGCGGAGGTTGAATTCACATCCTTTTCCTTGAGCTTTTGCTCTGAAATATTTCCGACGCCCGACACTTAGCAAGCGTAAAAATCAGTCGACGAGCCGTTGCCAAGTTTTCGGCGGAGTCGTCATGTCGAAAGAGAGGCGGAGCACGTCGACTGCGTTTATCTTAAAATTAGCCGTTCAATCTGTTCAGGGCGCATGTAAATTTCTGCGGTGAATTCATTCTCCGGGTCGTCGATGAGTGTGTCGCCCTCGTAGACTTCCTCGCCGTTGCGGTCATAGCCGACAAGCTGTTGAATAGTTTCAGGCTTAACGCGATAAAATTTACGATGACTGCCACCACCACTACCGCCGACGATATAGGTTGTGCCTGTGTGCAAGATTTGCATACAGCCACCGTAATAAACGTCGCCGTTCCGAGTGCGCCCGCGAAATTTAATTAGTCTCATGGTTCCTCATCCTCAAAAATTCAATCCGCGCTTGCTGAAAAATTTTGCGCCGCTCTTCCTTGAGCTTCGGGTCGGTTTCATCTTGCCACGCCTTCCACAGACGCCACGTTTCAAGTCTTAACTGTGCATAACTCATGCGAATTCCTCCCAATAGCGAAGATAAAGAGTGAGAAGCCCAATCCAGCTCGCGCCGTTCAAAAATCCGAATGCGAATCCGAAGAAGGCGGGCGGCTCGAAGAACACGACGGAGCCGACGAGGCGCAGAGTCGCCACGACGGTCGCCACGGTCAGCGCGAAGAGTTTAGCCACAGTCAGATGTTCAAGCATCTAATCATCCTCCCCGTTTTTGTAAACTTCGAAGAGCACGACCCAACTCGCGCCGTTCAAAAAGCCCATGATGTAATTGAGCAAACGACTTGCCGAGCCGTACTCCGCGCTTAAGAGATTAAGCACCGTCGCCACGATTGTGATGATTAAGAGCGTTCTGAAGATTTTTTTGAACATGGTTTTTCACTCCTCTGCGATTGTTCGGGCTTGTCCCGGCGTTTGAAACACGTCGCGGGGCAAAACTTACTCAGATGAGATTGCCCGTCGCAGCGGTCGCACAATCTTTTGCAACGCTTCTTCATGACGTGTCCTTCCTTTTGTGTGGCGCGTCAATCCACTTCGGCTCAAGGTCGAGAGCTATGGCGATTTTGGCAGCGGGTTCTGACATCAACGGCTGACCGAGGAATGCTTTTTGGAGCGTATAACCGCTGACACCTGCTTCCTGCGCCACGGCTCGTATCGATTGACGTCTTGCGAGGAACGCGCGCATGGCTTCATCCTTGTCGAAGACGAACACGCGAATCACCTCACGTTGACGAATGCTCCGTTGCCGATGGCATTGTTGCAACTCTTATTGTTTTTTGCCGGAGTCTCGACGGAGTAAATCTCATGGAATTTGATATTGAGTTTGTCAATGCCGTCTTCATCGGAGAACAACGCGCGAATCATTTTTGCCTGTTCGGGTGTCTTTTCGAATTTGCCGTCGGGCGGGATGATAAGATATTCGACCGTCGTTTCCATAACATACCTCCTCATGAAAAAGGCAACGGGCAGTGCGTGTGTTCAAAAATTTAGAGCGTAAGGTTTAGGGTCTTTCTGTTCACGATTAAATTTTGAATGAACATCAAACGGTACCTTGGAGCACTGCTCGCGCCTCAGTTATAAAAAACGCAAGGCGACGGTTTGGTTTTTGAGTTTAATATGTGCCGACGCAAGGAAGGCTGCCGACACGTAGATTGCGAGGCGGAAGGTTCACCTCACTTAATTAAGATTTTTCCCGTCGCCCGCGTTTATCGCCTGAATCTTTGACTGACCACGGAGATTTTTTCGGCAGAGCCATGACATCGCTGAGCCAAAATTTTCTGCGTTCGGAGTCGACGTAGACGGGAACGAGGAGTCCCACCCGCACGAAGTCGCTGATAGAAGTTTTACTCACGCCGAGGATTTTGGCAGCTTCGCCCGCCTTAACCAAACGGTCAGTCGGAGCCGGGATAATCATTTTGCCTTCGAGGTTTTTAAGAGCTTCGATGAGCGGGATAATTTCTTTCGCGGCGGCTTGGATGCGCTCGGCATATTCGGCAGCCTCCCGCAGTTCGTTAAGATTGTTGAAGTTCATGGCACGCGACCAGCAAGCGTTCGTTGATGTATGACAGCCGCGCATAACTCTCGAACGCGGTTTTGCATGCTTTGTAAGGCTGATGATAATCGACGCCTTTTTGAGCAACGAGCCCTTCGATAACCGTTTGCGCAATGAATTGGAGTTTCTCAACTTCAAAGAGTTGCCACAGTTCGAGCACGTCACGCGATTTCGGGTCGATACCGAGTGTTCGGTTTATGAGCCCTGCGAAATTTTGATAAAATCTTTTTTCGGGGGTTTTACTTCCCGCCGCCACCGCCAGCTGATAAATCATATGCACAGCGTCCGACAAAGTTTTGTAGCCGGTCTTGGTCGCCGCACGAAGTTCCTGCCACTGAGCGTTCTGTTGGTTGAGCAGAATCTCGCGCATCTTATAGAATCGGTCTACGAGTTCATTTTTGAATTCAAGAACGATTTCTGTATTGCGCAGGAGTGTGATGAGAAACGTCGCCTGCGGTTCATTGAGATAAGCAACTTTAGTCGGGCGTCCGCGAAGGTCGTCATTTTTATTTGGCGATTTCAAATCGCTAAAATAAATTTTGCCCCAACGCTCAAAATATTTTTTATGCTCGTTGATGAGGCGGATAACCGACTTGTGCTCGTTGCCCGTGCCCTCAGCGATAATCAAACTCGTGGTCACGGGCTGTTTGTTTTTCAGGAAAACCAAATCGTTCATAAAGCTCACCTCTATTCGGTTCTCAAGGAACGACGGAGTTCAAGCTGTCTGCGGTTCGTCATCTCTGGCGAAAAGATATTCGAGGCTGTAATCGACGCCGAGGAATTTTTTAATCGCGATGGCGGCGGCAAGAGAGAAGTCGCTTTTGTGTTGCATTTTGTCAGAGACGGCTGAAAGACCAATCCCCAAACATTTGGCAATGTCGGCTCGTTTGAAGTTGCGCCGCTTAAGCTCAGCTTCCAAGTTCGGATACATAATTTCACCTCCTCGATTTATGAATATTCATAACCACGCTTATTATATATGAATTTTAATAAATGTCAATGTGCGCCAATGAAAATTCATAAAAAAAGGTTGAAAAATCGTAAGGGGTAATGTATACTCTATAACAAAAGGAGGTGAAAGTCGTGGTTACCGAAGAACAAGCAGGAACAGTTGAGGAGCGGCTGAAGTGCTTAATTTTGGCGCGCTATAAAAGCGTGTCGGCGTTCTCGGAAGTAATAGGGTTGCCAAATCAAACAGTCGTAAGCATTTTAAAGCGCGGTGTACTAAATTCAGGGCTGGGCAACGTGTTCAAAATTTGTGCCGAACTGGGCATAAGTGCGGATGGCCTCGGTCATGGCGAAATAATTTTTTACGAAAAATCGGAAGAACCATTGAACGCTGACGAACAGGAATTAATCAGGCAGTATCGAGCACTGGATGCCGCCGGGCAACGTCGCATTCAACGAACATTAAAAGGCGAGTATGATGACGCGCTGGCGTCTTTTCAAAAAGACTTGCCGACTGCGATTGGAGCTGGGTGAGCAACTTGGTGAAAATCGCGAAATGAATTTGCCTTTTGGCTAAAAAAATATTAAAATCCCAAAGCAGAAATGCCGAGGGATTTTTCTTTTGGAGGGATTGAGATGAATGAATTGGTGGAACTCACGACGGACGAGAAACAGTTGGTTGGCACATATCGCGCGATGAGTGTCGACTGCCGGGAGTTCGCGCTGACCATGTGCCAGACTCTGGCGAGGCACGGAAAATTTTTCGCGCGCATGGAGTTAATGAGCAACAACCAAGCCACTGACAACAGTATAGTGGCGGTCGGCGGTTCAGTTTACATGAACGGTAAAGAGCGGGGCGGCGATGGCGCGGAAGCAAAATGACGGCGGTTGGATAGCGATTTTAATAATCGTCGCGGTGCTGTGGGCTGTCATAAAATTCATCGGCGAGTATTGGCAGATACTCCTCGCACTGTCGGCGGTCGGGCTGTTCGTGTACATAATCTTCAGCGCGGGCGGGAAATCGGGCGGCTCATATCAAGACGCGCGCGACACGATTTATGAAGTCAAAGAAACGCCGGCGCAACTGCCGCCCATGCCATATTCAAATGAAACCGCGGACGCCGCCCGCTTAATAAATATTTTTATCGAGTCAATGAATTTGGTGGAGACTTCGGCGAACATTGAGACGGTCAACGACAGATACGGCGACTGCCTGCGCTTCGGGGCAAAATTGGCGGCGATACCTTCAGCGGATTTTGATGTGTACAGAAAAGAACTTGAACGGTTGCAACGACCGGAGCAAAAGATAAATCTCTTCGACGCGGCAATCGACAGATACCTCGGCAAACAAATCGCTGAGCTTGAAAATCTGCAACGAGCCGCGGCAAAAGAAAAACGCGTGGAAAAAATTTTGGCGACGCTGAATCGGCTGGAGTATATGCCCGAAGCGTCAAAAAATTACGCGCGAAAAATTTTGGCGGCGCGAACTTCATCCGGCAGGGCAGTGGTGCCGAGCGGCGGCGATTTGGAACAAGCACTCAACGCAATTCCGCCCGAAGTTATTCAAATGCTCTGGTTCGGCGACGGACGCAGAAAAAATTATTCGGCGACGCTCCCGACGTTCACGGCAAAATTTTTTTCGATAACTTTTCCGCGCGAGGAAGAGCCAAGTTTGATTCGCACGACAGATTTTCTCGGCGTATCGGTCACGCCCGCGCCCAAGCTGGATTATTATCCGTCATACGCGACGATGACGCCGAACGCGCGCGCGACTTATTTGAACTGGTTGCGCAACGTCGAGGCGGAAATTGAAATCGGTTACGTGTTTATTTTTTATTACGGCTTGGAGCGGCGGTTACTGGCGGGCAACGTGGACGAATTCAACCGCGCGTTTGAAATGATTCGGAGGTTGCGCGCTCATCACGTCAACAATTCTTTTGACGCCTACTCAAGCACGGCGTTGGTGGCGGCGTGCCTCATCCGCAATCGCCCCGACGTTTTGAATCGGCTGCTGCTTGAAGAAATAAATTTGTCGCCGACGTTACTGGCGTGCCTCGCGCATTTCAAATCGTCTTTGAACGCGGGCGCACTCATGAAATTGGCGGGCGCGGTCGGCTTCACGAACAAGCGGTACATAAAAAATTATCCCGACAAATTTCGCGACGCGTTGACCGAATTGCTGACGGAAAAATTTTCGGAGCACGGTTATCCACTCACAGAAAAAATTTTAGCCGAGAGCCCGCAACGTTCAGAAATTTTTTTCGCGAACGTGTCATTGAAGCGCGAAGGCATAATCCCCGACGTGGCACGCAGCGAATCATTCAGGCACGACGTGAGTGAATTACTTTCGGCGGCGCATGAGCGAGTAAAATTTTTGCTCAAGGAAGAACGCAAACAAAAAAAGCCCTCCGCGTGGGAGGGCAAGGGGTGAATCTTATGGCGCAGGTCAGAGTGCGCAAACGCGGCAAAACTTTCAGCTACATTTTCGAAGCGGGGAAAAAATCTGACGGCAAGCGCAAAGTGGTGGAGAAGGGCGGGTTCCCAACAAAGGCGGCCGCGTACAAAGCCGGCGTCGAGGCGTTCAATGATTTTCTCCACGGCAATATCGGAATTACATCGGAGGCAATCACGCTGAAAGATTTTATGACGGCATGGCTGGACAATGTGGTCGCGCTCAATGTCAAACCAACGTCCTTGCAAGTTTATCGCTCGTACTTGGCAAACAGAATCGCGCCGTATTTGGGCGAAGTAAAAGTGCAAGAACTGACACCGGCGTTGCTCGATAAATGGATTCGCGACCTGCAAAAGTTAAGTCTGTCATACAACACAATTTCATGTGTACACGCTTTCCTGAGCAATGCGCTGAATTATGCGGTTTACCCGTCGCAACTGATTAACTCAAATCCTGCGAGCTTCATTAAGGTGCCCAAGAACGCCCCGCGCAATGTCGTCAAGCGGCAAATCATTTCGCCCGAACGATTTGCTAAACTGCTGAGCAAATATCCGTTCGGCACGGCGTATTATATTCCGCTGCTCCTATTGTATCACACGGGCATGAGGATAGGAGAGGTTCTCGGCTTGACATGGGACGACATAGACTTCGCGTCGAAGAAAATAAATTTGTCCCAGCAACTGATTTACTTGAAGAAGCGCGGCTACTTTCTCACGACACTTAAAACCGAATCAAGCAAGCGATACATTTTGGTCGACGATTTTTTACTCGGAGAGTTATCGCGCTGGAAAAATCTTTTGACAGAGAATGAAGCGACACTCGGTGAATATTACACTTGCGTTTACAAAGAAGCGGACGGGCACATCCGTCGTCAGCCGAAAAAATTATCGGCGGTCGGCGAACAAATTTCTCTGGTGTGTGTTAAGACGGACGGGCAATTGGTATTGCGCGGTGCTCTAACGAAATTGCTTTGCGACGAAGGGCTCAATGCGCATTCATTCCGCCACACACACGCCACGCAATTAATTGAGCAGGGCGGAGTGGCAAAGGCGGTTGCATATCGATTGGGTCACTCGAATACACTCATCACACAAAATCTTTACACACACAACACGCTGAAGCTACAAGAAAATTTAGCCGAGCTTTGGACACAAAATTTGCAGACAAATCACTGACGCAGACAAAGCGCAGACAAATTTCTTGAAAGCGGCGGCAGTTATGCAATGAAAGGACTTGAATCTTTATGAGAAGCATGACACACCGAGGTAAATCAAGGTAAATCACTTCCCAAGACGGAGAAAAAAATTAGGTGAGTATCGCGTAATTATGCAGGCGTTTTGCTGTCACGAGCGAAGTCGGATTCGGGAGAAAATTTATCGCCGTGCAGACAAGGCGCAGACAATTATCGGCAGACGATTCGCCCTTGCGCGCGGGATTGTTTCACGTCGATGACGCGCTGGTTTCTTGAGCCGCAAAAGAGTAACTCAAGGTCACGTTCGTCCTCGCGATACTCGCCGTCGACGAGCACGTCAATATAATCAAGCAGGCGGTCAGCTCCCGGCGGCAAGTTCTCGTAAGTAAAGCCGGTGTAGCACCAAACGTTGTATCCGAGCTGCTGAGCGGCTTTGGCGAGTTCGATGGCGGCGTTGAGCTGGAGCAAAGGTTCCCCGCCCGTAAGTGTGATTCCACTCGCCAAAGAATTTTTTGCCATCTCGCGGATAATTTCATACGTGGTCATCTCAATGCCGCCGTTCAAGTCATGTGTCTGCGGATTATGGCAACCTTTGCAATGACGCGTGCACCCTTGGAAAAAAATCGTGAATCGAATTCCGTTGCCGTCGACGAAACTTTCAGGCTCAAAGCCCGCGACTCTAATTTTCATGATACCCACTCCACATCTTAGGCGGCGGCTCAGGCTTAACAAAGCTGCCGAAGAAATATTTCGGATTAGTCTTCTGCCAAGTGAATGCAGATTCTTTCAGGCGAAACTTGCGCCCGCGAACGCCGAGTGTAGCTGTAGCGCGCCAAAAACAATCAGGCACGCTGATACAATCGCCCTCGTAAACGTCCTTCCATGCCGTATCTGTGCCGATAAAAATTGCGGCGTCATCGGGCAACTCAATCGTTCGATAGAGAATCGAGCCGTCGGCAGCACGCCAGCGAAATTTATACTCTTTCATGCCACGACCTCCACGAGCTTGAACCCGCCGATAAATTCTTGCGCTTCGAGTTTCGCCGAGCCAATCTTGCCGTCCTTTCCCATGACCTTATCGCCCTCGTAAACTTCGCGCCCATCGCAATCAGTTCCGATTAACATAGCTACGTTGTCGGGAAGAGTAAATGTTTCGCAAATAGGATTGCCCGCTTTATCGAACCAACGGAACTTAAATTTTTTCACAGCCATTCAAGTAACCTCCTCATGACTTCAATCTTCACACAAAAAAATGGCAGCCCGTATTGGACTGCCTTTAAATTTTTGTTTATTCTTTTTTGTCAGTACCAACGTCGCAAAGGTTATGCACCCAAAAAATTTCGTCGCCTTCCTTGTCGTAGCCGGCAAGAATTCTAAGGTGGGTGAACTCGACATTTCTTTGTTTACAGAGCTTTTTAATGACGGGCGTCAATTCAATGACGACCCCGCGTCCGATGGTTGTTTCCCCGTAAAGTTGTACCTTGCGCATGATCATCCTCCATACATGGTGGCGGTCGCTTTTGTTTTTTTGAAACGTTCCCAACGTTCGCGAAGAAAATCTTTGAGTTCGTCCTCGCAATTTTTGAAATTGGTGTCGTCATGCTCCTCCACAGAAAATTTAATCGAGTGAGGAGCAACGCCTTTAATCGCGAAGAACCGTTCGATGGCGGGCGTGAGGTCGTAACACAAAACTTTGCCGTCAATCGTCCGTCCGACTGCATGAAGCCTTTGCATGATTTATCTCCCGTACAAAATATTTCCGTCGAACTTTTTGCCGCCGATAAGCATTTCGTCCGTGAACTGCCAACAGAATCCTTTGATGTCATCATGCCCGCTCCATGCTGCATTCCACACGGGGCAACCAAGCGATTGCCAGTCAATCCAATCTTCCAGCCACGAGCAAGAGGCATAAACTCCACAGTCGAGCGGCTTAATTGAATCGATGAACGCGCGGCAGATGTTAGTCACATTGCGTCGAGTGAAAGAAAATCCGTGGCGAGATTTGTAACCGTCTGCGTCCTCCATATCGAAGAACACGGGCAGTTCGAGCAAAACCCCGGCTTCGGCGATAATGCGCTTGCAGAAAAGAGCTTCGGTAATGGCGTCAGAGGGCGTCAACGCGTAGGAATAGTGATACGCCCCGCAAATGAGTCCCGCCTTGTGAGCCTCCTCGACGTTGTGTTGGAAGTTTTCGTCGAGCCCGCTCTTGCCGAAGCCCGTCCTGCAGATGGCGAAGTCAATGCCCGCGTCCTTCAGAGCTTGCCAGTCGACATTCTCGTTGAAAACTGAAACGTCAATCCCTTTCATGAAAATCTCCTTTCAGTAAGCCATATTAATCAGTTGGTTTGGTGTTTGTATAGTAATAGCCATCAATGTACTGGTCGAAGCCTTCCAATTCCCACCAAGCACGGGGAGCTTCCACCAATTTTAAGTCATCGATACTGCCTTTAAACCGATAATGGTCATAGTTAAGGTCATACCCGCCGAGATACAGTGTAGCGGAAGTACGCGGGATTGATACATCGGTAAGTTGCATGCCTTGTTTACCGTTAATATAAAGTGTAAGAGTTTGCTCCGCGTGGAGATAAATTGCGCAATGATAAATCCATTCGCCGTACTCATAATTAGTTATGCCGTTCGGGGAACCAAGGGAGCGCGATTTACTTCCGTATTGAAACTGAAACATGTTATAGTTGTTGCTGATTTCAAGCCCGTTCCAATAAAAACTTTTTGCACGCGTACGTTCCGTGACGTCATATTCATATTTTGCCCAGAACTTCAGAACAAAATCTTGCCCGCCAAGGGGGAAATCCGGTTTGTACAAAATAGTTTCCCCGTCGAAAACAACAGTACCGCGCGATGTAAAAGAAGGAGTGCCTGTGTACGTTTGCCAACCGTAATTTACGGTATTATGGTCAGCGGGCGGGTAAAAGACTGAGTCTGTAATTCTACCCACATTCCAAATACGCGCAGCCGTACCGCAGCCCTGTGATGTTTTATGCGTAACCGTTTGCCCTGAGTAATTGCCGCTTGGTGATACAGTCACAATAATGTTAAACTCAACGTTGTAAGCATCACCGGGATAATAAAAAGGCGTAGTGATAATCTTTGTGGAAGAATCGTAAGTCGGCTGGATATTTTCATTATCCGTGGCAACTGAAATCGTTCCGTCCCCTAAATACGAGACAGAATAATGACCGGGATATTCAGGCGTCTCACCATAGTTTAAATGTGTGACAGTCAAATTGGGGCTCACGTTATCCATGGTGACATTGAAGGTCGCGGTTTCGGCGAGGTAGCCGTAGCTTGCGCCGAGTGACACGGTAATCGTCGCGGTGTGCGTGTTGACGTTGTAAGGCACGGTGACGACTTTGGTCGAGGCGTTGTAAGTCGGGGTAACGCCATCGGAGCCGCTGACGGTAATCGTGCCTGTGCCCAAGTAAGAGACGGTCGCGGTAATCGAGCCGTTGCCGGGGACGAGTGTCGCCGCGGGCGTGACGGTCAAGTTCGGAGAAATGCTGACGATTGACGGCGTTAAGCTGAGCGTGTGGTCGCCGTGCTTGAGCTTGACGTATCGAGGGACGCCGCTGTTAAGTTCATACCACATGCCGCCGTTGACTGTGGCGGGGACTGTGTCGAGCACGCCTGAGCCCGAAGCATTTTCGAGTTCGGAGCTGACGGCGTCGGTCACGTCGAGGATTTGCGCGAGGATGTATCGTTTGGTCGCGGTGGCAAGTGATTCAAGGTGCTTGCCTTGCGCCGCGTTGTTTCCATTAGTCATAAAATCGCCTCCTTAAGTTGAAGAACGAGCGGGCGGCGTGAAATTCGCCGTGTGCAACGCCACCCCGTCATAAACTTTGAAATCGTCAATGTAACCTTGAAGTTTACCCTCGCTTAAACTGGGCGAGGTACCGATACGGGCATAAGGATAAGTAGTTCGCGAAAGCGAGATGTTGGATTGAGTGCTTTTCAAAACACCGTCGATATAAATTTTAAATGTAGACTTACTATGTTCGTAGACATGAGCAATGTGATGTAACGCGCCTCCAAAATTACCTACGACATTCGTGTAAGTATTTGAATTAAGGCAAATTCCTGTGTGTATTCCGCTTACGCCGGGGTGCCACAAGTAGCAAAAAATCCTATATGTACCAGCGGATGATTCGGAGGCGGTAAAAGAGAAAATCCCGATTGTGCTTGATGACGAATTGCCCAACACGTAATAAGAAACAGTAAAATCTTTCCCACCGAGAGTAATGCCGCCGCTCTTGGACAGATAGCTTGAGCCGTTCAAATAAAGTTGTTTGTCTGAAATTGACGGCGAGCCGGAAGCAGTCCACGTGCCACCCGCCAAATCTTCGGTAACGGAAGAAGTGAACGGCATGTTGACCACGCACGGGCTGACGTAAGTGACGGTGAAAGTTTTCGTGTCAGGCGCGTAGCCCGAATCAGCCGAAACACTCACGGAGAAAGTAACGTCGGTGTCCTCATCAAAGACGGCGTAGGGAATCGTAATCGTCGTGTCGCTGACAGTGGGTGTGACAGCCGCGTTATCGGATGAAACCGTAATCGCGCCTGAACCGTTGCGCGTGACTGAAGCGGTGGTGCCCGCAAGATTCAATGTGGTCGCCGCGGGAGTGACGGTCAGTTCAGGATTATTTTGGAGCATGGAGACGGTGAAAGATTTTTCTTCGGCAATGTAAGTACCATCGGAGGCAAGACTGACAGTGATTGTAATCGAGCCTGTGACAGCCGCCCAAGGAATTGTAATCGTGCCGTCGGAGTAAGCGGGCGTGACATTGGAATCACTCGCCGAAACGGTAAGCACACCTGAGCCGCGATAAGTAACCGTGGCAGTGGCAGGCGTGCCGTAGGAAATTTCTGAGCCGGTGTTGAGCGTGACGGTTAAGCCGGGGCTGTTATCGAGTGAATAATCGTGGTCGCCGTAATGGATACGCAGTTGCGGTTCGCCGTCGACGAGCTGATACCAAAGCGCGCCGTTGACGGCAGGCTGAACGGTATCAAGAGTCATGCCGTCCAAGTTAACCAGTTCGGAGGACACGGCAGCGGTCACGCTCGAAATTTGAGCCGCAAGAAAACTTTTGGCAACGTTCGCGGTTGATTCAAGGTGTTTGGCGCGGACGGGATTAAATCCGTTGTTCATAAAATCCCTCCTCGGTTAAGAAACAAACTCGGAGCCGAAAACACTCGCGAGCATGACGTTGACGTCGGAATCGCTGACGAAGGGAATGGCGGTCGAAATTTCTTGGAACGCGCCGTTCACGTAAGCGAAAAATTTATTATCAAAAAGCATAATGTAAGCTCGGTAGGTGTCGTAAGTAAAGCCGACGCGGAGGTAAGTGAAGCCGTCGGCGGTCGTGGGCGCGGTGGTCGTGAGGATATCGCTGTGCACGGTGAAGGTTGAGCCGGACAAAGTTCCTTTCAGGTAGACGGGACATTGAGCGGTGAAAGTTCGGGTCGTGTCACCGATAGCGGTTTGAAGATTCACCGAGCCGATAGCGAAGTACAAGCCCGTGGACATGGCAGCGTCGTCGGCAACGGCGGTGGCGTTGTAGTAGACGGGATAAGTTACGTCGAAGGTCGCGCCCGCGGAGAGTTGCTTATAGTTCGTGCCGTCGGTTGAGCCGACGAAGCACACAGCTTGAACCGCGCCCGAAGCAGTGGCAATGGCATTGGCGACGCGGATTCGGTCGTAGTAGTTGACATCGTAATCGGCGAGCGCAAACCAGTAAGTGCCGTTGTAAATGAGCGGAATGTAATAATTTGCGGCGTATTGAGTGGAAAGGCGCGTGGAGCCGTAGCGGTAAACAGCTTTCGCGCCGGTCTTGGTTCCGCCCGCGAGAGTTAAGTTGAGCGTCGCGTTGCCCGACCCCGCGTAAGGAAGTTTGTAGATAATGACTTTGCCTTTGTAAAGCGCGCTGTCTTTGGTGACGCCCGTCCATGCGCCGGTGGAAGCGGTCTGCGTGCCTTCGATGAATTCAACGTCGGCAATGCTGTCGAGTTCGGCTGAAACGGCAGTGGTCACGTCCAAAATCTCAGAGAGGACATAACGCTTGGCGGCGGCGGCGAGTGAATCAAGGTGCTTGCTTTGTGCTGCATGCGTGCCGTTAGTCATGGTCTCGCCTCCTCATCAGCTTGCGCTCAATGCAGTATAAGTCGGCGTGAAATTATCCGCGTGAAGTGCAATGCCGTTATAAATTTTAAATTCGGCAATGGAAATGCCGGACGTGCTGTCGCCCGAATCATCGGACGGGATTCCGAGCACCAACGGATTAAAAGTTGTCAGCGGCACGGCGTGGGAGATTGTATAATTCAGTTCGCCGTTAATGAAAAGTTTCAGAGAATTTGTTTCGTGAACGTAATCCAATTCGAAGTGAGCGTTTTCGACGGCAGTGGTTACGGTATCGCTTAAATAGGTCGAGCCGAAAAGTTTCACGCCCGGCTGTAAACTTGACCGAGTGGAATCGACGGAGAAGTAAATAACAAAATCGGCAGAGCTTGAACCGCTGTACATGGTAAAGAATTTTCTTTCGCCGTTCGCCATGGCTCCAAGTTTATACCAGAAAGAAATCGTGAAGTCTTGCCCGCCGAGATTAAAATCCTCATTCTGCGTCAATGTATACCCTTTGTACGATAAATCAATGCCCAAAAAAAGAGTGCCGTTGGGTGCCGTGAAAACATCCATGCCGCCGCCACTCCAAGATTGCGTCCAAGTACCGCCGCACAAATCACTGCATTGACCGCCGCTCGGAACAAGTTCGCCTGTGTCCTCGTCAATCACATAGCGGCGTCTGAAATTCAAATCGGTCACAAGGTAAGCGTCGTTGTTGATAAGGAGATTGACAACATAATCGCGATTGCCGTAGTGCATTTTCAAAGTAGGGATGTTGCCGTTGACTTCGTACCACATGCCGCCATCGACGGTCGAAGCAACGTTATCAATTACGCTCTCGTGCCCGGCAGGGATGTAAGCAGTGGGAGCATACCCTGCCGAGAGGCAACGCTGAATCGCGGAAGCCAGAGAATCAAAGTGTTTGGAGAGAACAACATTATCGGACATAATTTTTTCCTCCTAAAAAAATTCGGCGGACGAGTTATCAGCCCGCCCGCCTTCAAAGTGTATGGATAGAAAAGTTTTCAAGCAACGATTAAGCCGTGGGGAAATATTCCTCCAGCATGGCGTTGACGTCGGTATCGCTGGCGAACTTCACGCCGCTGTCGACGAGCGCGCCGCCCGCACCGAAGACCACGATATTGCCGGTGGTCGCGGTCGTGACCTTATCAACTTTGCCGCTGAGCACGATGTTGACGGATTTGCCCGTACCGACAGTCAGCGCGGTGCCGTCGACCTGCACAGCCTCAATGACATTGACTTGCGCGCCTTCAGCGATGTCCGCGAGTTTATTTTTCTCTGCGGTCGTGTAATCGTTGGTGCTCAAGCCTTTGCCCGTAACCTTGTCGACCTTGCCGCTCAAATCGATGTTGACAGCTTTGTTGGCGTCGACAGTGAGGGCAGTGCCGTCGACCTTGACGGATTCAATAATGTTGACGTCGGCGTCGGCTTCAATGCCTTCGAGTTTGGTTTTGAGCGCGGTGGTGAAGTCCTCGGTGCTGAGTTGCTTCGCGCCGTCTTTCTGAACGTAATTGCTCAGGTCAACAGTGCCACCGAAGTTATCCCAGCCCGTTTCCGTCTTGACGACGTTATCACCGGCTTTGATAGCGACGCCGTTTTCGTCAGTGCCGCCCGCCGCCGTGACGTTGTACATGTCGCCGACAGTTGCGTCTGCGGGCAGAGCCGCGAAGTTAGCGACGGAACCTTTGACGCGGAGGCCGCTGGCGATGTCGGACTTGAGAGCGTAATCGGTCAGGTCGATGTTGACAGTCTTAGCCGTGACAGCCAGAGCAGTGCCGTTGACCTTGACGGTTTCGATAACGTTCTCTTGCACGCCGTCATACTTGGCGTCGAGTGCGTCGATAGCCGCTTTGGTTTTGCTCGCGAGGGACGCAAGGTGACCGAGTTTTGCAATGTCGTTAGCGTTGTAAGCCATAAAAAAATTCCTCCTAAAAAAATAAGTTAACAACTTCTATCAGACTCCACGCTGCTGCAGTCAACGAGAGAATGAATCAAATTAATCTTTGCTTGAATTGTTCGAATGGCAGTGAGCATCAACTTTGAAAGTAAGGTCGCGCACTTTTTCTTCGAGCCGCTCAAGCTTGGTCGCGTGCTCATAATCGCGCCGCTCAATTTCTTTGGTAAAAATATCCATGACTTTAGTGAGCTCCTTGAAAGTTTTATCCTGTTCTTTCAAGGTGTTGTTTACGCCGTAAAGTGTGTAAAAACAAATGCCGACAGGCGCACCGACATTCATCAATAATTTGAGTAGAAATTCCCCTTCCATACTCGCCACCTCCTATAAAATCGGTGTCAGCCTCGGCAATGTTTTGTGCTAATTCATTTCATAAGCCGTAAATGCCATCGATAACTTTGTCAAATTCATCGTCATAAGGCTCGTCAGTCGGGTTGTCCCACATTTCTTGAGTGGGGTCGCCCGAATCATTCCACATGTCCTCCACGTCGCCGGTGTAATCGGGCGTGCTTGGACTTGAGGACGTGCCGCCCGCGCCCAAAACGAAGGGCACGACGCGGACGACAGCTTTAGCCCCTTCACAGCGCGCAAAGAGATTCGCATTGCTGAAAGAAAAAGTTTCTCCCGGCTTAATCACGACGCCCGTCCCGAAGACTTCTTGATTGGAAACTTCAATCGAGTGCTGGCTGGAATTTTGAATCGTGCCCGTGGTTTCACTCAAGCGCGTAAAAGAACTCGTAAGTGTGTAAAGCATTGAATCACCCCTTCCAAATAAAAAAGCCCTAATCGGGCAGGTCGTCTTTTAGTTCAGCGAGTTCAACGTTGTCGAAGATAATCACGCTGCCAATCATGCCGCTGTATCGTTCGAAAGTTTTGCTCAGCGATTCATGCGGGCATTTCGATTCGCGAAAGATATCTTCGATTTTTTTCTGGTCTTCCGCGCTGACGGGTTCTCTGCTCAAAATCGTCACGCCAATCACCTCTTAACTGTTCGGGAAAACATTATTGAGCATTGTGTTGACGTCGGAATCTTCGACGAACTGCACGCCCATAATCGTGCCCGCCTCAATGCTCGCGGGGAAGTATCGTTCGATAATCTCAGAAATTTCTGCGTCGTCGGCAATCTTCACGCCTCCGAGTGAATCAGTGGTTGCGGCAGGCAAAGTATAATTGTCCGCGTTCGCCGAAAGAACTTCGCCCGTCATTGTCAAGCCCTTGCCGATTTTCACGCCGCCCTTAGTCGACGCGGAAGCCGTGGGCAAGGTGTAAGACTGCACATTCGCGGAGAGGACGCCCGAATTTGAAATCGTCAAGCGGTCGCCGACGATAATCCCGCCGAGTGAAGTCCTCGTGGCGGCGGGCAATGTAAACGGCTCAGGCGTCAGCGATTCGGGAAAATGTTCTTCAATCATGGAAGAAATTTCTTCGTCGCTGGCGGCGGGCAGTGTGTAGGGCGCAACCGAATCGGCGGATAAAATTCCGTCTGCGGTGATTGAAAGCCGCGCGCCGATTTTTACTCCGCCGAGTTGACTTGTGGTCGCGGGCTTGAGCGTAAAATCTTGTGCGTCGGCTGAAAGTAATCCGTCCGTTATCGTGAGCCCGCGCCCGATTTTCACGCCACCGAGCTGAGTTGAACTTGCCGTGGGCAGATAGTAATCGAGCACGCCGTCTTTGATGGACATGGTGACACCGGGAATAATCCCTCCAAGCGAATCATAAGTTGCGGCAGGAATCGAATACAGCGGAGCAATCGTTTCGCCGCTGACCGTCGGGAAATATTCTTCAATCATGGCGGCAATTTCTGCGTCGCCGGCAATCTTCACTCCTCCGAGTGAATCAGTGGTCGCCGCAGTCAACGTGAAGTCTTGCGCATCGGCTGAAAGAATTTCGCCCGTCATCGTGAGCCCGCGTCCGATTTTAATTCCGCCACGTGTGGTCGAAGAGGCGACAGGCAAATTGTAATCGAGCACGCTGTTGACGAAAGTCAAGCTCGTACCGATTTTTACTCCGCCCAAAGAGTCAGCGGACGCGGCGGGCAAAGTGTAAGGCGCAACCGAATCAACCGTAAGCAAACCGCCGTCCGTGATTGATAAGCCGTCGCCGACGATAACCCCGCCGAGTGATTCATGTGTTGCGGGCGGAATCGACGTCAACGCCGGGACAAATTCCCAATCACTTGGGAAATAATTTTCAATCATGGTGGCGACGTTCTCATCCGATTCAATCTTCACTCCGCCGAGAGAACTTGTGGTCGCTGCGGTCAATGTAAAATCTTGCGCAAGAGCCGTGAGGACACCGCCGCCCGTAATTGACAAGCCGTCGCCAACTTTTATCCCGCCAAGCGAGTCATGAGTTGCGGGCGTGAGCGTGAACGTTTGAGCTTCGGCTGATAAAATTCCGTTCTCCGAAATCGTCAAGCCGTCGCCGATGATAACTCCGCCGAGAGATTCGTTTGTGGCAACAGGAATCGACGTGAGCACAGGAATAATTTCATCCGCGCTGACCGTCGGGAAATATTTTTGAATCGTGCGCGAAATATTTTCGTCAGACTCAACGAAGACGCCGCCCAATGAATCAGAGGTTGCGGCAGTCAATGTGTAAGTTTGAACCGTGTCCGCCGAAAGGACGCCGAGTGAATCAATCGAGAGGCGCGCGCCGATTTTCACACCGCCCAACGAATCACGCGTGGCAGGAGTGAGCGTAAAATTTTGAGCGTCCGCCGAAAGTAATCCGTCCTCGGTAATCGATAAGCCGTTGCCGATTTTTACTCCGCCGAGTGATTCAGCCGTGGCAACGGGAATCGAAGTCAACGCCGGGATAATTTCTGTGTCAGCCGTAACCGACGGGAAATATCTTTCGATTGTGTTTGCGATATCATTGTCCGCCGCGTAAACAACGCCGCCCTTGGTTACGGTGCTCGCGTTCGGCAGATTATAATTCAAAACGCCGTTCGTGATTGTCAGTGAGTTGCCGACCTTAATCCCGCCTAGAGATTCGGCCGTGGCCGCAGTCAACGTAAAATTTTGAGCGTCAGCTGAAAGTAATCCGTCCTCAGTAATCGAAAGCCCGTTGCCGATAATCACTCCGCCGATTGATTCACGAGTTGCAGCAGGGATTGAGGAGAGCACGGGCAAAATTTCTGAATCAGCCGTGACCGACGGGAAATAACGCTCAATCGTTCGGGCAATGTTCGCGTCGGATTCGACGACAACTCCACCAAGCCGCGAAGTGCTTGCGCTTTGCAACGCGTCCGCGGACAAAACTCCGTTCGAGTCAATCGAGAGACGTGAACCAACTTTGACACCGCCCAATGAATCAGCCGTGGCTGCAGTCAACGTAAAATCTTGAGCGTCAGCGGACAAAACTCCGTTCGCGTCGATTGACAAGCCGCTGCCAATTTTTACTCCGCCGAGCGAATCAGCCGACGCCGGGGTAAGTGTAAAATCTTGAGCGTCAGCCGTGAGTAAACCTTCTTCGGTGATTGAAAGACCGTCGCCGATTTTTACAACGCCGAGAGAATTACGCGTGGCGATTGCCTGAGTGTGAACGGGCAAAGTTTCCCCGCTCGCGGGAAAATATCTTTCAATCGTTCGAGCAATATTTGCGTCCGATTCGACGACCACGCCGCCGAGCCGAATGTTGGTTGCCGTGGGTATTGTGTCCGCGGAAAGTACACCCTCATCCGTAATTGACAAACGACTGCCGACCATGATTCCGCCAAGTGAGTCGCGCGTGGCAGGAGTAATGGCAGAAATTTCTTCGTCGACAGAAAGAACGTCGTCGCTGACATTCAGCCCGCGCCCGACACGAATTCCGCCGCGCGTTTCAGCGGAAGCGGCAGGCAAAACAAAACTTGAATGCAGGTCGCTGCTCTCCAAATGCGCTTTAATTTCGTTCATGTCATTGGCGGTGATAATCGTGCCGACCTGCTGATATTTGACGCGGACAGTTTCGCCGTTATGCAGCTCGTTGAATCGAACAATGCAATTTGCCTCGCGATAATAATATTCGGAGCCGTAAGCGCAATAAAATTGATTCGCGACGAGAACGGCCGAATTGGTTTGCCTGAATCCTTCAATTTCAATCGAGTCAGCCAACGGAATATGATTCAGGAGGATTTGCCCGTTCTCAATGACGTGCTCTTCGCCGTAAATCGGTGTCGGCGCGTTCGGCGCGTAAGGATAATAATGCTTCATGGCTGCTTCGCCTCCAGCTCGGCAACTTTATTCAGCAAGTACATGAACAATTGGTCTTGAGCCTGTTGCACGTCCTCAGCGGACGGCTTTTCTTTTTTTCTGAGGATTTCCTTTTGCTCCTCGGTGAGTGGTTTACGGATAACCGGCATTGTGTTCGCCTCCTTAAGCAATACTCCAGCCGCACGCGACCGAATAAATATTAAATTCTTCGCCCTGCCAGCTGTAGCTGACGATAATGGTTTTGCCCTTGTCCGCCCACACAGAGAGAGTCTTCAAATTTTCGTCATAGCTCCAGCGATTTGAAGAATCTTCATTGTCGGTGAGCTCGTTGACGAATTTAATCGTGCTGACATCGGGGACGTGGTCGAGCAAGAAAACTTGACGGTGAGTGTTGCCCGTGCCCAAAGTTTTTTTCGTGACGGTGCCCGTTTTGCGCTTCAAGCGGATGAGCACACTCGATTTGGTTTTGCCTTGAGCTTGAGCGTCAGGCAAAGCATAAGTGAATCGAGTGGAATAACGCCCGTCCGCGTCATTGAGCGGCTGAGTGGTTTCTTTAGTCATCGGCAACCAATCTTCTGCGTCATGGTCGTAATCATAGCTGGCATAAATGGGCACGTTCTTTGATATGGTAGTGGTAACGACGCCGGTGTCGCTGCTGAAAGAATATTGGTCGTCGCGCAAAAGAATCGGGTCGTCGGTTCTGGCGCGCGTCGCGTAAAGCCGCAAGGAGGAAGCGACAATATTCGGGTCGGCAACTTTGTTTTTGCCAAGGATAATTTCTTGCGGCTCGCCCGTGCCCGAACCCACATTTAGCATTTCTCTGCGTTTAGTCGGGCGCATAAAGTTCACGTAAGCTTCAATCTCCGAATCTTCATTAATGCGGTCGTGGCGAACAACCACATAACACATTTGCAACGGGACTTCATAATCATTGGCGACGGTGTACAGGTCAGACGTCATGCCCTTGACAAGAATTTCGCCGTAAGTGTGTTTGACGCAAATCGAATTGAGCTTGGCAATGTTGTCGCCGTTAATGGCAGTCACGTTGTAGGTAATTTGGAATTGAATTGAATAAGCTTCAGAGTTAATGATACTGTCAATGGACTTCCAACCTGAGCCGTTACCTTCCAAATCAAAAGTTTGTGCGAGCACGGTAACGGAGGCATTGTTTTCGCTGACATCATCTATAATGACGTCAGTGACAATGGGCGCAGTACCGCTCACAGCCAGCGGATAAATTTCGGTCTCGACAACTTTGACGTTGTTGTTGGTCGCCACTTCGGTTTTTAAATCGAGTCGAATGGACGGAACGACGACCGAATTAGATGGAGCCTGCAACGCGTAAAACGGTGAGATATTATATCCGACGAATTCGGGGATACTTTCAATGGTATAAATATCGCCGACGTGATTGCCGTGCTCCAAAATACTTTTGAGGCGGTCGGTGTCATTGCCCATCGGATAATTGAACTCACAAAGCTTACCTTCAATTTTCCCTGTGTCGGGGTTTTGCTCAGCGCGAAGAGTATAATATTTGCTGCTGTCACCGCTGTGCCTGAAAACAAATCGGCATTTAATTTCATCGCTGTTGTAATTATAATTTTGCCCTTTGATGTCAAAGCCCAAAACAGCGGATTTATTTTTGCAGAGCCAGACATGTGTCCCTTTAAGCAAAGCAGTTTTCAAAAAAGTCGCGGTCACTGCCGAGCCGTTTGAGCTGGTCGTGCCGTCGGTTTCGTCAATCATGTCGCCATCATCGTCGACTGTGGGCAAAACAACATAAATGGCAACATTTCTGCCGCCCGCGCCTTGGACTAAAATATTTTTCCCGGCAGAGTCTTGAATGGATTGATAATCGGTGTTGCCGCCCGAAGCCTCAATCGTTTCAGAACCGCCGCCCGATATTGTCACGGTTCCACTGCCGTTATCCGTCACGGTAATGCTGCCGCCGCCGCCCGTGCTCAAGGTAAACGTCGAGCTGTCGGCAATGGTAGTTGTGCCGTTATCGGATGTAATTGTGCTTTTCGAGCCGCCGCCCGTGATAGTTGAATTTCCAATAGCTCCTGTAGAGGCATCCGTTTTCCAGCCGAAATTATCTGTGCCGAAACGCATTGAATGAGAAGCGAGCATTTTAGCCATAAAATCATTCCTTTCCTTTTCATAAGAGGAGGCACGGGGGAAAAAGTTTAGTCGGTCAAGTCAAGGTAACGAGTGGTGGTCGCAACCTTCTTTGCCGACTTGAAACGCGTGAACCCCGCCGAAGCCTTATCGCCGACAATCAGGTTGTTAGCCTTGGCGTAAGCGGAAGCGGAATTAATTGCGGACGCGGTGAGTGAAGTCTTGGGGTTGTCCAAAGTAATTGTGCGGTCGTCGCCGTCCGTGAACTCGGCAACCAACTGGAGCACGCCGCGAGTTTTGATAACGTCAGCCATGATTCATACCTCCTTAGGAATCGGGGTTAATCGTGATAATGAATTCGCCCGCGTAGTAGTTATCGGTTTCAGTGGTACGAATCACGATATCATGAGGAGCCGTGGCATTGGCTACTGTAGCCTCATTGATAACGCCGATATAGAGACGATATCTGCCGGTATCTGCACCGAGGCGCAATGTCGTGCACCAAGTCGTATTGTCGTTGTTGACAATGGAAAGTTCGCCGTCGGTGGTAATGTTGATTAGCGGGCTGGCACCTACAAGGCAAGCGGAGCGAGTGAGCGCAGCGGCGGCGGGGTCGAGCGCGACGTTCGGTGTGAGTTTCGTTTCGTAGGTGTCGCAGTTGGTTTTGTCAATGCGGTCGGTTTTGACGTAAGTGTTGGTCGTGAGCCCGTTGAGCATTTGCCCCCAAACTTTGAGCGCGCCGTTGTCCGCCGTGGGGTTGATGTCGGTCAAAGTCTTTTGAATTTGTTTGCCATCATTGACCGCGTTGATGACGAGTGAAGTTTTCGTAGCCATTATTCACCCTCCTCGTCCAGATTAATGTGCGTGGTTTCGGTCGTGACGATTGTCGCGGCGGTGATACCCGAAAAGGTACCAATGCCCTCGGTCTCGTCGTAATCGTCGGCGCGGAAGAAAGTAGAAAGCCCGCCGTCGGTGCCGCCCACAATGGACGCATTCAGGGCTTTGATGTTAGCTTTCACGCCGCTGACGACAGAATCAGCCACGCCGCCGATAGTGAGGTTGCGCGTGAAGTCCGTGCCCTCGTAGCCGAGCGTGAGTTTGATAGAATTATTCGCCATCGCCAATGACCTCCTCCGTCTGCACGCGGGTCATGGTTCTGTCCGCGAGGATAGTTTTGCCGCCAATGGCAAGAATTTTGTTGGCTTGCTCGGCGGCTTGCTGAGGCGTGATGTTCGCGGTGGTCACGCCGGGAAGAGTAAGCGATTCGCCGTAAGCGGACTTACCTTTGAGCGTGGCGCACTGCTTGATGTTAAAAACGTAAGCCATAATGTAATCTCCTTTCGGAAGAGCCCCCGTGCCTCCTCTTATGAAAAGGAAAATTAAAAGGGACGGTCGCCCGCCCCTCCGATTATCGCTCAAGAGAAATGCCGTTTGTATTTTGTTTGGAAATTTCATTGCAGTAGACGAACGCGAAGCCGCCCGCGCCTCCGCCTGCACTGTAATCCATATCGGTGCCGCAGCCCGCGCCGCCGCCGATGAAACCGCCGTTGCCGCCTCGGAAACTTAGATAACTTGCGCCTGCTCCACCGTAACTTGCACCGCCGCAGCCTGCCGAGCCTTGATTGCCAACAGATGTAGCCAACTTATAAGTATAAGTATTGCCGCCTGAACCGCCTGTCGAAATTGCGTCAATGCAAAAGCCCGTGATTTTGTCGGCAATGATGAGGACGTGCGCGCCTTGATAACCGACGTCAGTTTTGGCGGTCGAAGCAGCGGAATTGGAGCCGTAACCTCCTGCGCCTGTGGTGTAACCATAGATTTTGCCGCCGCGGTCGCCGCCGCCTGCCTCGCCGAAGCCGAAGTAGCTTTTACTGCGGCTCGTTATATACTCATCAAAAATTGTTCCTGCCGACCACGGTTGCCCTGCAGTTACCTCAGTGCCGTCCATATTACTCTGACGGAAATTCAACCCGTTAAGATTGTTGCCCGTAAAACTTGAGCCGATTCGAGTGTCCGTGTTCATTGTTAAATTTTTTGCGAGAATGAGCACGGAACCATGCCCTTGACCGAGCGGGAGGCGTTTAGACATTTGCGCATTGCCGACGTAGTTTAATCCGCTGGAGCCGTAAGCTTTCGCTGAAATGCCGCACTTCTCAACAAGGATTTTGCCGCCCGATAAATTGCAGTTGCCGCTGACCGCGATAGCCGCAATGCCCCCGCAACCATTACTGAACGCAGGTGCCGGATAAGTTACTGTTGCCAGAGTAAAATTATTGAACTGCGGCACGGCGATTATTTGAATGTAATAATGTTTTGTTTCGAGTGACGCGCCGTCAATGCCTAAAAATTCGTCCTCAATGGTAATGACACCGTTCGCGTAGTTCGTGATTTTGGAGAACATGCACCGCCCCGTCTCTTTGTACCAAGTTGACTTCGGCGACGCATGAATAAGCACAAGAGCCCCGACTTCAAGCGTTGCGAGCCCACCGTTTTTTATATTGTTCACGTCAATATCAAATTGGTTATTGCTTTTTACATTTGTCACCGCCGCGTAACTGTTGAGCTGGTCAGTGTAATTCGTTCGGTCGCCGTCTTTGCCGCTGCCGAATTGAATATCACTGAGGTTAAAAGTTTCCGCCATGCGCGTGGTATCCGAAATGCAATCGAGCGCGTAAAGCCCTTCATCCGTCGGCAAAGTGGTTTCAGTCGCGACGTAACAACGATTGAGCCCGCGATAATTACTGTTTTTGGACGTAGGATATTTGGCGAGCATGGCAGGTGCCCAGCCCGAAATATTTTCCGCGGCGAGCAAGATAGAGGAGCCGCCCGCCAAATTATTATTGGCACCGCGTTCACGTGCGACACCCGTTTGGCTCGGATTGCCGATTCGACTGTCGGCGTGACACACCATATTTTTCGCCAGAGCAAAGACGACACCGCCGGGATAATTAAGCGGCAGATGATAAACCGCGCGATAATTTTCCCAGCCGACGTATCTGTAAACAATATCGTTGGTGCAGTCCTCTGTGGGCACGCGTGAGTTGCTCCACAAAGCTGTCGCGTCCGAACTTTGTATGCCTTTCTCCGCCACGTCGATATGCCCGCCGTTAAATGTCAAAGTGCCTGAGCTTTTGAACGCCACGACTCCGCCGTAACCGTTGCCCGCAGAAAATACAGGGCAAGTAATTGAACAACCGCTGTCGAGAATGACGTCCTTGAAATTTGGGATGGACACCAGCTGAATGTACAAACCTTCGAATCCGTTGCCGCTGTCGAGAAAAACTTTTTTGAGATTTTTATTGAGCGTGAGCACCAAGCCGTTGCTTGTAGTGGTCGAACTTCGCTCGGTTATTCTGCACACCTGCCAGCGTCCGCGGCGAACATCTTCAGCAACGCCCGATTTATTAATGGCCGCGACGTGAACCAAAACTTCAGTGTTCGCGGCAAAAGGAGCAGGCCATTTTTCATTTGTAGTTAAGTACGTGGCTCCGATTGTGACTTTATTAAAATTATCGGGCGTGCTTGCGGTAATGTTCGTTATTTGCGCATAGCTGTTAATAATTCGTCCGCTCCCCTGAGGGTGCAAGCCGCCGTAATCGCCCAAGCCGTAACCGCCGTTGCCCGAAAACGGATTTGCTTTCCCGATATTAAATGCCATGTTCTCACTCCTTACCTTACGCACTCATCAAACTCGACATGGTCAAAGTAAATTCGCCGTCCAAAGTGAAGTCAGCGTATTTGCCGTTCTTGCCCGCGCCTTTGGAATAATTTTGACTGGTTTCGGTTATGGCAGTCGTTAAAGTTTGAGGAACGCCTGCCGCCTCGCCTGTCCATTCGTCAGTCGAAAAATCATAGCGGCGAGTTTTTTCTCCGCCCGAACTCGTAATTTGCCCCGCGGACATTGAGCACGTCGTGCGATAAAGTTTCGTCTTACTTAAATCAAAATTGGTCAGCAAATTTTCTGTGAAGATAACGGCTTTGTTGTCACCGTTGCTCGCCAAAGCTTTGACTTGGAGCGTTTGGCTGTGCAAGCCGTCGCTGACCGTGTACCAGCTGCCCTCTTGAATGCCCGCGAATGATGAGACGTACAAATTTTGAACGTCACGCACTTGAATCGGGACATCCGCGGTGAATGTATCAATGCAACTGTAATCCGTGAAGTCTTCAAAGAGTAAAAGATTTGCGGCAAGCCCAATCTCCGATTCGGCTTTGAGTTGGGCGTAGAGATTTGCAAGATTCATTTCGGTCTGCCCGATTCGCGAGCTTAAATTCGGCAATTCATAAACGCTGTCACCGAGAATATCAAGTTGCAAATTCGATTTGCTTATCGGGTGCAAGTGATTGTCGTCGCCCGCCGCCCAATAAAAACTTGAGGCCGTGAGCTCACCGCGCTTTTGTAAAAATTCGGGATGAGGATTCGTGGAAACTTCATGCGCGTTGAACTCCTCCGCATTGACGTAAAGATATTTCGCGTCGATAATCGCGGTGACATTGCTTGCTTGGTCGACGACGGTCACGAGTGAGATAACCAATTTTTTTGCAACGGCTCCATCATTGGGTGGAATGTACGTCGCAAGCTTGCCGTCATTTTTGTAGCAGTAAAGTTTATCAACACCCGTGGCAGGGTCGGTCGCGAAGAGCCCGATTTCTCTCAGCCAAAAACCCTGCTCATAAGTTGAGTTGTCGACGATAAATTTAATCGTAAAAGTTCCGCCGCCGGTGTGCACGGCTCCCGCCATGTTCGCTTTCAAAATCGGGTGAACCAAATTTGTCATGGACAAAATTTCTTCGTCACTCGGCGTGACAATTTCCCCGTTCTTAACGGCGTCACCAATCCAAACAGATTTATATTTGATTTGAGCCCCGGCGTTGCCTTGCGCGATGATGTCCAAGCCCGCGCTCGTGATTCGGGCTCCCGCTTTGGCGCGGGCGACGTCGCTGTCGAGTGCCAGCAAAGTATTGACTTTGAGAGCCGCCAAATTTTCTTCGAGCTGTGCAAGTTGCGCCGCATTCAAGCCCAAACCTTCAGCCAAAGTTAAAACGTCACTCATCGGATTCACCTCGAATCACGGCGTGCTTGTGCAGACTGACGAGCACGAATTTTATAATTTCCTTCGCCGAATAAATTGTTTGCCCGACGAGCTGTTCAAAAACTTTCTCGGCAATCTGCTGTTGCTCTTCATTAAGTTCAATTTTCATGTTCGTCCTCCTCAGAAAATTTGAGTAACCTCACGGGTTTTAAGCGCGGCTTTCGTCACACTCGAAGCCAATTCGCCCGCAGTGTTCGTGATTAATTTGTTATCCACGGCGTATTGCCCGACCGCTTGAATTTCTTTTTCGGTCAAATCGTTTCGCGCGTTCTGCATGGCGACACCTCTCACGCGCCTGTGCTTTGAAATCGGGAAGTTAAAAAATAATTTCACGGTGTCATATTCAATCGAATCAATTTCATCAATCGGCGTGATAAAATTTTCTGCGCCGCGTGCAATCGTCTTGTCCGCGATGGCGAGCTGTGCAATCGGATTCTCCAAGAAATAATATTCTTGAACTTCGGGTTCGGCAGGCGGTTTGTATTCGGGAAGCGGGTCGAGCGGATTTTCGGGCGGGATGACAATCGGAGAGTCGGGCGGATAAATCACGGGCAGATTTGGCGAGTAAGGTATGTAAACTTTTTGGCAGCCGATTGTAATTTCTCCCTCGACGTTCAACGCGACGCCCGCGTATGGTTTAAGCAAAACGTCGTCAGGCAGCGCGGGATAAATTTTTATCTGACCTTCGACAAATTGCCCCGTCGATACCCGCAAATTCACGAGCGCATTGTCAGGCTTCGGCAAATCAATTTTGGTTTCGCCGTAATCATCAATCGCCACGCCCGCAAAAATCCGCGGCTCCATGTCGTCAACTTTGCCGCCTGTATACTCTTCAAAATTGAATAAAACTTTCAAGCCCAAATGCGCGGGCTTTTCCGTCTCCAAAAATTCAATAATGCCGTTAAAGCCGTCCTCGGTCATGTAATTGGCGCAGAGCCAAATAAAGCCGGGGTCGCCCTCGAAAAGGTAAGTCTCCAGCCCGTAATAATCTTTTATCGCCTGCTCCAAAATTTTCGGATTCAGCGGGCGGTGGACGGCAGCTTTGATACCCAAGCGCGCGCGCCTTTGCTCCAAAGTTAAATCGGGTCGCGGCTCCAAAGAATATTTGTGTTCTTGCGTCTCAATGCCCCAATCAACCGTCTGAATGAAACTTTGCTCGCGGAGAGTTTTGAAATACGCGCGCACGTCGTCGAAGGAAATGCCGTTGAAAAATTCTTGAATGAATTCACTGTTCTCATACATCGGCGTGATTCTTTTCAAAGCGCGTTCGGCGAAATCAGTCAGAACAACCATGCGGCACCTCCTTTCAAATTACCAAGCGTTAATCGTCACGTGCTCCTCGTCGATAAACGGTACTTCGTCTTGCAGGAAGGTAACGTTAATCGTGCCGCCGTTCAATTTCAAATTGCGGAAGTCTTCAATGCCCGCGACACTGCTCATAAGCGCGGAGACTTTTGAATATTTAATTTCGCCGTAGAAATTGTCGTCGTCGCTGAGTGACTGAATAAAATTCATCATGACCTTAACGATTCGACTGCGCACTTTCGATTTGGTTGCGCCGGTAGCGTATTGCACGTCGAGTTCAAGACTGAGCATGGCGAGCGCGGGCGCGACGACCTCATACTTTGCCACGCCGATTGGCGCAAGGCGTTTGGAATCATTGTGTCCCGTGCCGAAAATATATTCCTCCACCTGCTTGAGCAAAACGTTATTGGCGGGGTCGCCGTTGCCATCCGCGATAACCAGCCGCACCGAGTTCACGCCGTCATAAGCAAGTTCGCCTGTGAGTGTGTGCGGATTTTCGTCCGTGCTGCTTATGTCGACGATTTTAATTTCGTTCGGCGAATCACCCGCGCGAAGCTCCAAAGTTCCTTGCACAGGGTTATCGCTCGCGTCGCGCACTTTGAAAAAGCTTGACCACATTGGCGCACACGGAATGCAGTGAGCATAACCGACGCCGTCAATTTCCCGCGCCCAACGTTCATAATCGCCTTTGTTGCCGACGTAGCTCGCGCCGTGTCCCGCGTAAAAATCATCAATCCTCTGCCGCAGAGAATCATCGCTTTCAGCCTCAACGCCGCCCGTTGACGCCTCCAAATTTGTAATCGAAGTGACAGGCTTAATCGGATTCTTCATGATAACAATCGAACCCGCCGCAACGTTGCCGATTGTCCCGGCGTCGACCGCGCGCACTTGAATCGTGTACGTGCCCGCCTCCGTGAAGCTGTGCGTTTCGACGACCTCAAAATCAATCGCGGGGTTATTGTCATCGCTTGGCACAGAGAAAATAAATCCCGCAGGAAATTTTGCCGCGCCGTTCGTTTCGACGGTCAAATCGGTGTAAGCGTGAGTCGCCGCGTGTCGAGTCAAGCCGCAATCATGCGCGTGATAATCAAGCCAACGCCCCGAAGCCCAAATATGAAAATTGGTTTTTATTCCGAGAGCCAGCCAAAACTGAATAAGTTCGGCGACCTCCAAAGCCGTCGGCGCAATCATATCGTAAACGAATCCGCCTTCGGTCTTGTCATACCGGTCAGGGACGCGCGCCAACATCCGCGCCAAAATTTTTTCGTAAGTTGCGTCTATGAATTCTTCGGGCAGTTCAAACTTAATTATGCTCACACACTCACCTCCAGCCGACTCGGCGTGTCGAAATTTTTACCTTGCACGTCGAACGACACCCACAAATTATCCGCCACGTTTCGGAAGGAAAAATTCTTCACCCACGCCGTCTGCGGATGAACCATGAGCGATTCGGTTATCGTTCTAATGATTGAAGACTTGACTCGCTCGTTATCGTCGACGCCGGCCAACGCGTTGAATTCCGTGCCAATCTTATCTGAGTAGGCGAGACGACTGCCGCGCTCCGTCGAACAAACTTTTATGCACCAAGTTTCGTAAGTTTCTTTGGGTGTTGCCATACGCGGCGAGCCGTCGGGATTGAATTCAAATTCGCCCGTCAGCCAATTAAAAAACGGCGCAACACGATTTGTGCGCACCGTTGCCCGCGGCTTTGGAGCCACAAGCTTAGGAAGATTTATCGTTGGATAGAGACTTGGCAATCAGTTCACCTCCTCAAGTCCATGGCGGCTCGGAACCCGTCAACCATTTTGCGTCGAACACGATGTCAATCACGCAAAACTCATTGCCGAGAATCGCAACCAAAATTTTGTCGCCGGGCTTAAGACGTCTCATCTTCTTCGGCAGTTTAACTTCGTGTTGATGTTTTTCGTAAGGCACAACCCCTTCATGGTCGTGGCCGCCGTCGACGTAGGTTTCAGTCAGCGGCACCGCAGGGTTGTATAAAAGTTGACGGCACACAGAGTAATCAGTCTTTGGTATCGGGCACTTGAAGCCGTTAATCGTGAGCGAGTAATCGGCGTTGATTATTCCGAACGCGAGCTGCGGCTTGCCCATTTCGCCCGCGACGCTCTTCATCATGTGCGTGAGCGTGTTCGTCAGCGAGTTTGCGCCGGGATTGAATTCTGCTTTGCCGTCCACATTAATCACTCCTTACGGCGGATTCGAACTGCCGCTTTCGTCCGTGGCGGCGAGTTCATAATCCTCCAGCCCTTGGTCTTTCGAGTACTCTTTATCATAATCCAAATCGGCGCGCATTCTCTGTTGCGGAGCGTCATGGAAAATGCTTTTGATAAAGAAAAAACCTTCGCCCACAGATGAACGAAGTCTTATGCGGTCGCCCTTCCTTAGGAAAGGTAAATCGGGAGCTTCGACCGTTGTCTTGCGCTTAATCGTTCCGTTCTCGGAGAGAATTTTTTTCGCGGCGGTCTCTGCCTCCTCCAGCGAAGTTTTATCGTCGCGGTGATAAATGACTGTGCGCGTCCCTAAATTCGTTCGCCCGTCGACGACCGCGTCCACCGATTGATGTCCCTCTGTGCGTTGCTTGCCGACGACTTTAACTTGCGTGACCGTGTCCGTCGAATCGAATTCATCTTGCACGCGGACGGAATTGTTGTCGATGTCAAAATGCCAAATCGTTTCGTTCGTGCCGCGTGGAATAATTTCTATGACGCCTTCCTTCGCGCGGATGAAATATGTGCCGCCGTTCTTCTCTTTTAAATCCTTGAGCACGTCGCCGAGCATGTCACTCAAATATTTTGCGCGATAGACTTTTTTCTCGTGCTTAACGTCGCTACTGATTTGAATCGTGTAAGGAATCCCATGGTCAGTCAAAATTTTTTCAATGATTGAACTTGTCCCGGCGTCGGGAGAAAAATAATAATCGTCCTGCGAGTGGCGGAGGGCTTGAGCTTCGTCGGCGGCTTCGATATTCAAAGTGAATTCGCCGTTCGATTCGGTCAAGCCGAGTTTCGTCACGTTCCCGCGAATCATTTCTTGAAAGCCGGAGCCGTCGCTTGCGTAAATTATAATCGGCGTCATCATCTTCACGGTGTCGGTGATAAGAGAGCCGTCGACCATCACGCACGCGAACTTGCAATTAATCTTCGCCGCAAGTTCTTTCTCGCCCTCTTGCCACCCAAGCGAACTGGTTATCGGCGTCACGTCATATTGAGTGCCGTCACTCGCCACGACCACGACGCGATATTCAACCTTGCTGAGGTCAATCATTTCTTATCACCTTCCTTCGCGTAAAAAAATAAGCCTTACGGCGGTTGAAATTTTATCAGCCGATTTTTTTATCCCCAAATCAAAAGTTGTGGGCTGCCTGTCATAAAATCATCGGGGGAAGAAATGCCGCTTGCGTCCAGAACTCTCTCCACGTCGGCGAGTGAACCGTTGCCAGTCAAAATTTTTACTGCGGCGTAGATGTCATCGATTTTTTCAATCCAAACTCCGGCGTCAGACTTCATGGCAGCTCGGCGATTCAATTCATCCTGCGAATTTTGCGCCTGTTGTTCGCGTTGAGCGTCCGCTTCCTCCACGGTGAGCACCTGCAGTTCCTTCGCCGCGATTAAGTCAATCGAGTAACGATAATCGCCCATGCCGCCGCTCGCCTCATAATCGAACGCGCGGATATAAACTTCCAAATTAATCGGCGTCTGCGTGACGAGCAACCGCAACTTCGCACCTTCCTCCCGCCAGCGTTTGAAAACTTTGATTAACTCCTGCGGGTCTTCCCAAGCGGCGTGACTGAGGAAGGGATAAAGCAACATGCCCGCGCCGGGCAAAATCCCGTTCCAAGAAATTTGCGTGAGGTGTTCGCCTTTCGGGATTCGCACTTCGCCGACTTCCACGATTTGATAATTTCTGAATGAAGCCTCCGTCTTGACCTGAACTTTTTCGGGCGTCATCGAAAGATGTACCTCCTCCTCGGTCTCGACGTTAGTTAAATAAATTTCGGAGCGCGTGACTTTTCCTTGAGCATCAATTATGCCCAACTTAGCCGCGCGCGCCAAGCCTGCAAGTGGTAATGCCAATCCTCACACCTCCTCACGCGACGACCATTTGATTTTGGAAAATATTTCCGACCGACTTAGAAATTTGAGCGGCAACTTTGTCGCCAATCTCTTGAATATTTCCTTTGATTGCCTCCATGATGTCTGTCGAATCGGAGCCGTTGATTTCAAAGTTCACGGTGATTCCTCCGACGGACACGGACATTGAGCCGCCGCCCGATGAGCCGCCGCTAATCGAGTAGCCGTCCTCCTCCGAGTTCAAACCGAGCACGCCCGACGCCTGCCGCAAAAGTTCTCGCGAACGTTCTTTATCAGTAAGCGGCAAAATTAATTCGGCACCTTTTTCACCGATGAGTGCAAGTTCAGGCGAAGTGATAAAGCCGCCTTCAGCATGTGCAGGGATATTTCCGCCGCCCGTGGGTATACTCGGCATGGCCGCCGCCTGTGCGCTGATTGAACTGATTATTGAGCTGATTTGAGCTGCCGCACCTTGCCATGCGCCGATGATTGAGCCGATAGGAGCCGTGAGCCCCGCTTCTATTGCCGCGCCTGCTGCCGACGCCGCACCACCAAGTCCGCTGAACACATTCGCGAAGAACCCCGGCAGTTCACCCCATGCCGCTTGAATTGTGTCCTTCGTCGTCGTGAACGTCGTTTGAATTGCCGTCATGGACGATTCGGCTGCCGTCTGTGCGCTCGTCATGCCCTCGCTAATCATCGTGCCGAATTGCGCAAACTGTTCGCCCGCGCCCGTGAAAGTCGTCGTGAGCCCCTCGGTGATTGTCGTGCCGAAATTGGCGAAAATTTCTCCGACACCTTCAAAGGCAGTGGTCAGCTGTTCGGTTATCTGCTCGCCGAATCCGCTAAAGACTTCGCTGACTCCTTCCTGCAATGCCTCAAGGTCGGAATAAATTTGTTCGGTCATGGAGGTGATATCCGGCATTTCGGGCGGCATGCCAGCTTCAGGCAATGTGAACGGAGCCGCAACTTTACTTGCAACCGTGCCGCCCTCCATCGCCGCCATTTGCGCCATCTGTTCTTCGTTGAGTTCAGCCGCGTGAGCAACGTTGCCCCACTTAGGCTGAATGAAATTGGCAGGATTCGCCGCCATTTCCGCCGCGCGTTGCTGATAATATTCAAACGCGGAATTTTGTCCTTGCCATTGAAAAGTAAAGTCACGGCTTTTTGCCCAAGCAAGGTCTTCGGCTGCTTTTTTTGCCGCCAATTCATTTTCCAACGCAACGCCGTAATCTTCTATCGTTTTTGCTGTCGCCGTCGTCACGGTAGCCAAATTGTGACTCATACGCCTGCCCGCAGTGAACAAGTCTCCGTATTCGTCAAAATTGGTTTGTACCGGCTTTTGCCCGAATGAATAATCCGGTGGCGTTTCAGATTTATAACCCGCAACGCGTTTCCTAATTTCATCTTGGCTGACATTTGAAGTGCGTGTGACTTCACGCTCCGCACCTTCCTCACCCGCAAACCTGCCGAGCTTTTCTCCGATAACGCTACCGATAATGCCGCCAATCATCGTGCCCATGGGTCCTATCATAGAACCGAGAGCCGCGCCCGCCGCCGCACCGACGACTGAGCCCAATCCTCCGACGCTTGCTTCCCATTCGGCTTTGCGATTCTCACGAGCGATTTGTGCGCGCTGTTCCTCAGGTGCCGCCGCCAATCTTTCTGCATTCGCCGATTTAAGACTCATCACGTCGAGCAAAGAAAATAATCCCGCAAAAGCAGCCGCGCCGCCCGCTGCAGACTTCATGCCCGCGAATCTTGAAGTAACCGCCGATTCCTCACGCGCAAGTGCAAGTGCTTGTTTCTGTTTGGCAATTTGTTCGTTGTAAGCCGCGACCCGCGCATTGACCAGAGCAGTCTCCGCCTGAGCAGTTCGAGCTTGAGCCATGCGCAAAGCAGATTGCCGCCACGCAACGCCGGGAGCCGCCCATGCCGCCGCAAGTGCCGTATCTTGAGCCGCACGCGCTTTGGCGAGATTTTGTTGCGCGAGTGCAACGGGAGTTAAAGCCGCCGCGCCTTTGCCCGCCGTGCCCGCTACTCCTCCGCCGCCGCCTTTGACCGCGCCCGCAAGATTAACGACTCCGGCTTTAACGTTCATGGTTGAAACGCTCATGCCCGCCGCCGCACCTGCCGCGCCTTTAGCCGCCGTCCCGCCGAGAGCAGTTGCCCCTGCCGCGCCCACGCCTTTGAATACGTTCAGCGCACTTTGTCCGAGCGAAATAATTTTCTTCAAGCCCATGACAAGCGCGCCGCCCGCGAGCATACTTCCAATGCCGTCAAGCTCCATGACTTTATCTTTCAGCCGCCCGACCACGTCGCCGATAATTTTGCCGAAGTCAGCGATGTCAATTCCGTCCTTAAAAAGATTATTCGCGCGCGTCAAAATTTCAGTCAATGCGTCGACGAAATTTCTTAAGCCGTCGCCCGCCGTGCCCGTGAACAAATCCTGCTGAAAGGCGTCCCAAGCTGAGCCGAGTTTTGTAAACGAACCCGCAAGGTTATCAAGCATGGTTTCAGCCATTTGTCCCGCCGTGCCCTCGACGTTATTCATTTTGGCTTCCAACGCCTCAATATCTTGGAAAACCATTGCCATGAGCTTCGGGGCGTTTTCAAGTCCCGCCATCATGGAGCCGATTTTGAGCATGTCAGAGCTTCCGAGCTTGCCGCCGTTCTTCAGCGCGTTCTCAATCGTCGAATTAATTTTGCGTCTCGTGTCCGCGTGAATCTTTTCGCCCGACAATTCTTCCGCGACCTGCAAGAAGTCATCAACACTCATGCCGCCTTGAATTTTATTTCTGAACGCCTTGATAAAATCGAGCGGCATAAGCATGTTCCCGTTCTCCGACGCGTGCTCCAAGCCGAGAAGTCTTTCAGCGAAGTGAGTGTTGCGGTTTTCGCCCGCCAGACGGTTGAAGATTGTGTTAATGCCCGTGCCCGCCATGGAACCTTTTATCCCGGCGTTCGCCATGAGCCCTGCCATAATCAACATTTGTCGCGCGGCTTCCGTCCGAGCTTGCACGCCTTCCTGTCCGCCGATATTCGCGAACATTGTCCCGATTGTCGACGCGCTGTACTTGGTCGCCTCTTTCAGCTGATACAAATCAGTGTTCGAGACCGCCTGCACCTTCGCGAACATGTCAGCAAAATATTCGGGTTCATCAATCCATTTGCCTTGCGCGTTTTGGAAACGGTCAGTGGCTTTAATACCCAGTGCAGTCATCGCGTCTGTGAGCATGTCGGACGCCGCGCCCAAATCCATTCCACCCGCGCTCGCCAAGTTCAGCATGTGTGGAGTCGCTTTTAAAATTTGCGGGGTCTCCCAGCCTGCAAGTGCTTGATAGTATTGTGCTTCGCCGACTTGCTGTCGAGTCCAAGCGGTCTGCATGCCCAAATCTTTTGCCTGCTGAGTGAGTGCTTTCATCTCCGCCGAATCTTTACTGAGCTGGCGAATCGCCTGCACCTTGGACATCTGTTGCTCAAAGCTCGCCGCCGAAGAAATTGCATTGCCGACGCCGTAGCCGACGCCCATCATGCCTGCCATCGGCGCGAAGACTCCCGCACCCATTAGCGCGCCGCTCATCATGCCGTTAAGTTTATTCATCGCCGCGCCCTTGACGTTCACCGCGACACTCCACGCGCGCCCGCTGATTCGGAGCAAAGCCGATTCGATTTTGCGAATGCCCGCGAGTGCCGAATCATTTATGCGCATGGTGACTCGGTAGGTGCCGCCCGCGATTTTCTTCAGCAAAGAATTGATTCGGGAGGCGGGGTCAGAAACTTTGTCGATGAGCCTGAGTGTCGCCGCGAACTTCTGCAGACCAACCGCTTTGATTCGCTGATTCAGCCGCTCGGCTTGCTTGTCTAACGCTTGCAAATCTTTTTGAATACCTTTGACTTTTCCGTTTGTCTTGTCATTCAAAATTACGTCGATTTCGATTGTCCTGCCTGCCACGTTCTCGCCTCCCTCTCAAATTATTTCCGATTCTCTTCCGCGATTTGCGCGAGCACGGATTGCCGAACGAATGCCCGCTCCAACCACGACAGCTTTGCGTATTCACTCGGTAATAAATTTCTCTTCACGTATATGGCGTGCAAGAGACGCAACTCACCCGTGCCGCGCTCAATCATTTTCGGATTAAGTCTTCAGCGTCCATTTCATATTTGCTGAGCCTGCCGATAATTTCAACCAGAGCATTCTTTTCGCCCGGCCACAGAATTGCGTTGATTGCATCAATGCCACTGGCTACGTTGAGCTTTGCCCACGCGTCTTTGTTTTTCCAAAGCCGTTCTTTGTCTTCGTCGATTGTCGCCTCGTAAATCACTTGACTGTTGAAGCGGGATTGCTTTATTTCTTC